AAGGAAGGTAACGAACAGAACTGGTACACTTATCAGTGCTTAAATAGTGGCAGGGAGGAAAGGCAGAAAACCACGAAATCAGCGTTGTTTATGTCATACACTCTAGCGCACGATCCTGGCAATCCGGCATACTCGATCATGAAATCTCGCGAGAAAAGCAAAACACTAATGGGGGCTTACATGCATATCCCGCGAGCAAAGGAGCTTCGTTACTGGTCTGGTGGAGTATCGTTTGATGACGTTCCAAATACAGCAGTGAATGAAATGGAAACCGTAACGTTGCGCATGGCTATTCGTAATGGTTTTAAGTTCTTGCCATCCAGCTAACTAGCGGGCATAATGGCGAGGTTAATCAAACATCATAACAGGAGTATTGAATATGCATTTACCAAATGGTGCTAAAGTCTTCTTTGAGAAGGAACGCGGTGCGGCGGTTCCGTTTACCGCAATGACCAACGACGAACTAAACCCGAAAATCACGGTTGCCGACGAAGCGCTAAAGCCTAACGATATCGTCATTTTCACAGACTGTACCTGGAGCGACTTTGTGAACAAAGTGGCCCGCGTTAAAGCAGTGGCGGCAGGTGTGGCAACGTTGGAAGAATTCGATACTTCTGACGTTAACAAGTATCCAACGGCGGCAACGGGTAGCGTTAGCGTTATCTCTGACTGGATCGAATTGCCTTGCATTCAGGATTTAGGCAAAGACGGCAACGAGCAGCAGTATTATAACTATCAGTGCCTGAGCGACGAGCGCGAACAGTCCGAACCGACTTACAAATCGGCGGTAACGCTTAACTACCAGTTTGCGCATGAGTACGATAACGCGATCTATCCGGTCTTGCGTGCAGCCGATGCCAGTAAGGAAGCAAAGGCAATGTATATGTACGTACCGCGCGCTTCCGAAGTTCGATATTGGTCTGGTGTTGCTTCCTTCGATGATATCCCGGCTACGGCTGTCAACGAAATGGAAACGGTAACTCTTGACATTGCGCTCAAAGGTTCACATGTTTTCTTGCCTGTAACCAACGCGTAATTAACTGGCGGGGCTTGTGCCTCGCCTTTTTTTATGCATAATAACGACTAACACAAACCAATCAGGAGATTAACCAAATGGCTAAATTTAAGGTTCAAATTGGCGGCGAACTTCCATCATTCAAACTTCCAGTAACTTTCACTTGCCCGGATGGTAAAGACGCAACGATCACTATGACGGTGAAACATCGCTCTACTGACGAAATGAAAGAATTTTATGAGAGCGAAGAAAAAGCACCAAAAGGCAACGTCGATTTTATCCGATTTATGGCTGAAGGATGGGATCTGGAAGAAGAATTCACAGATGAAAATATTTCCTGGCTTTGCGCACACTTCCCGGCGTTTGTTATGTCATTGCCTCAATCATATATGGCGGCGCTTGCGGGTCATCGTGCAAAAGCCTAAGGCGGGCTGTTTATCTTACGCTTCAGCCTGAGCTAACCGATCGCCAGCTAGCCGAATATGGCTTAAGGCGCTCGGATTATGAGGCAGATATTGAAACGATTTATTTTGACGAACAGACCGCCCAAAGCTGGCAACTATTCCAGGCTATGCAAACGCAATGGCGAACCGGGATGAATGGCCCTACAGGGCTTGATTATAATACATTGCCTATGTTCTTCGAATTGTATAAAATCGACAATCGAGAAGCGGCATTACTTGACTTGCAGATCCTGGAGGGTGAATACCTGAAGGAGATTTACAAGAAATCCAAATAAGCGCCTACGGGCGCTTTTTTCATATGGGGGCTAAACATGGCTGATAAAGTAGCTGGGTTGACGTTTGGCGTTGACGTATCGCAGGTAGATAAGGCGGTGCGCTCACTCGCGGAACTGAAAAACCAAAGCCAGCAAACAGGAGCGGGGTTGCAGTCATTCGCCGACGCTGAGAAGCGAGCAACGGCACAGACTGAAGAAATGAGCCGCGCACTACAGAGGCAAAAACAAGAGGCTGAAAAATCCAAGTCAAACTTTAACAAGATTGCAAGCGCCATCGATCCCACGATCACAAAAATGGCTAACTTGCGCCGAGCGACAGAGGAACTTGATAAAGCATGGTCTTTAGGTCTTGTCCCGGATAAGGAATTTTTCCGCCTGGGCGCGATCATTGAATCAACCACAAACAAGATCCGACAGCAGCAGGTAGCGCTAACTGAAGAAGGCCGCGCAGCAATTGCAGAAGCAGAGGCAAAACAGAAGGCAACTAACGCCGGACGTGATTTTGTCGCCAGCCTAAAACAGCAAGCAGATTCGATCGGTAAAACTCGCGCCGAGTTGCTGGAGATGAAGGCGGCGCAATTGGGTGTATCAACCGAAGCGGCACCGTTCATTAATTCCCTTAAACAGCAGGAACAAGCGCTAAAGAAACAGCAAAATGCGATGGGCCTTGCTGGAATTTCTGCCGGACAATATAAAATGGCGATGCGCCAGCTACCGATGCAGATCACGGACGTTGTAACATCCCTTGCTTCAGGTATGCCAGTTTGGCTTGTTGCAGTGCAGCAGGGCGGGCAAATCAAAGATAGCTTTGGCGGCGTAAGCAATACTTTTAAAGTGTTGTTGAGCTATATCAATCCGCTAACAGTTGGTGCTGTTTCCCTGGGTGTTGCGCTGGCGGCTATCGCTAAAGCTGGTTATGACTCCTGGAAATCTCAACGAGATTTGGCTAATGCGCTGGCCCTGACTGGTGGCTATGCTGCAACTACTACCGGACAAATCACAGCCTTAACCGATGAAATTAACAAAACATCATCGGCTACCGTTGGAAGTATTCAGGCGATCGCCACATCGCTAGCCAAATCCGGCAAGTACAGCATTACCCAAATCAAGGCCATCACGCAAACTACGGCAGAATGGGCGGCGCAGACAGGGGAAAGCGAAAAGACGATCACTGGTTATTTCGATTCTATCGCAAAAGATCCGGTTAAAGGTCTTGCTGATCTTAATGAGCAGTTTAATTTCCTGAAGGAAGGGCAGCTAACCTACATCGAATCTTTGCGCAAAACCAAAGGCGAGACGGCAGCAGCAGACGCGGCAACGAAACTTTTTGCTGATACGATGGATAAGCGCCTTAAAGATATCGCCGACAGCGCAACGCCGCTCGAAACGATGTGGACGGATATTAAAAAATGGGCGGCTGATTCCTGGAAGTGGGTAGGGGATCACACGGTTGGCGCGTTAAACCTTATCGTTGATACGGTGTCATCAATCATCAACGTGATCAGAAAGTTGATTGCTGACGGTGACGCCATGATCGCGCAATTCATCGTTGACGCTGGTCGCAAGTTGCAGAAGATCCCAGGTATGGGCGATTTTGGCAATGAATTCCTAGCGCAGCAAGATCAGCTAATCAAGGATTCAAAAGCCAAATCCGCAGAGCTTGCAAAGACCATCGCGGAGCAGCAAGCAAGGATTGCAAAAGGCGAAATGGGTTACATTGACGCCGCGAAGAATAAAGATGTTTCAGGGGGCTACAGCAGCAAGACGAAGGATCGCGTAAACAAGGAAGAAAAGGATATCCTGAAAAACCGAAACGCCAGAAAACAGCAAGCAGACGCGGGCGTTAAAATTGATGAACAATACCAAGCTGAATTGCTATCGCTACAGGCGCAGCTAAGAGTTTTGCAGCAGCACAAAGGGCTTGACGCAAAGATTAGCCAGCAGCGAAAGGATTATTTCGAGACGGTAGCAAAATTCCAGGTGCTGGAAGAAGCAAGCCAGAAACGAAAACTTACGCAAAGCGAAAAGCAAATGCTAGCCAACAAACAGAATATTCTGTATATGGCGGAGCAAAAAGCTATTGTAGGCGATCAGATTGTTCAGCAGCAGCGCCTAAACGCCTTGCTTGATAAGTCTGTTAAGTATCAAAACCAAATGGCGGAGAAGACTAAAGCGCTTCAGGATACCGCAGGAATGGGGAGCAAGGAGCAAGAGCGATACAGAGCCAATGCACAAATGGCGGCAGACTGGAAAAACAACGGCGGATCTTTAAGTGATGCAGGTTTTAAAGCTATGCAGGATGCAAGCGATAAATTCTACGCACAGCAAGACGCTCAAATGTTGAACTGGAAAGCCGGGTTTACTCATGCGTGGGCTGACATTGGCAATGAAGTTAATGATGTGTATAGCAATATCGGAGATATCACTAAAAGCACATTTAACGGAATGGCTAACGTGCTAACTGAATTCGTTATGACTGGTAAAGCCAGCTTTAGCGATTTTGCAAAAAGCGTAATTAGTGACATTACCAACATGCTGATCAAAATGGCGCTGTTTAATGCCATGTCGGCGGCGTTCGGCGGTGGTGGAACGTTCAGCTTTGCCAGCATGTTTAGCAAGGGTTATTCAGGTGGCGGATACACTGGTGACGGCGGGAAGTATGAGCCAAAAGGTGTTGTGCATGGTGGCGAGTTTGTATTCACTAAGGAGGCGACAAACAGGTTAGGCCCGGAAAACTTATACCGACTCATGCGCGGATATGCTAGCGGCGGGTTGGTTGGTGGCAGCGGCAATTCTGGATCTGGAGTCACTAACGGTGGTAATGTTGCGGCATCGGCGGCGATGGTGTTCACTTTGGGTGATATTAATATCACTATGGGTTCCGGTCAGGATAGCAAGGGCTTAGAGCAGGGCGTTAGGCAGATCGTTAACGATATGTTTACCGAGGCACTTAGCCAGAACGGGAAAATTGCGAAATACGTAAACGAGAAAACAAGAGGCGGTTAACAGTGGATTCTTTTACTTGGTGTACTCAAATTCAAGGAGGGGCGGCGAAAGTCGCCGTATCCAACAACGTGCGATCGGTTAGTTTCGGGAATGGATACATTCAAACCGCATCGAGTGGCATTAATACAAAGCGCCGGACGGTTCCGATCGTTTATGGCGGCGTAGATTGGAAGGAAGTTTACGACTTCTGTCAAGATCACGTAGTCAAGCCTTTTATCTGGACGGCACCAGATGGAAGAATGGGTGTATTCGCAGTAACAGCCGATTCTGTAACACTCGCCCCGCTGGGCGGTGGATTGTATGAGGTAACGGCGGAGTTTGCCGAACGGTTCACTTCAGCCGGATAATCACAAAGCGCCCTTTACGGGTGCTTTTTTTTGGCCTATGATCTGGAGTCAACAAAAGGAGGATTTACGATGACAACCAACGTTTCAAAAGAGTTTGCGAACTGTTTACAGAAACTTTTCCCCGGCGAGATTCTAACGCTAATCGACATTGACGCTACAAAGTTCGGCGGGCAGGTATACCGATTCCATAATGAGAACGTCGCCTATACAACCGAGGAACTACTAGCGGCGGTAAACGGCGGAAAGCTGGAGCCGAAAATGATCACGTTTCGCGGTGAGCAATACGGCCCGCGCCCGTTCGGGATCGGCGGAATTGCAATGTCAAGCGACGGCACAGTAGAAAAGCCAACGCTAACAGTTAGCAATATTGACGCGCAAGCGAGCGCTCTTATCCGCTCCTACAACGGCCTCATGCAAGCGAAAGTTACGGTATGGGTTTTGGTCAAGGATTTACTAAAAGATGACGGTAGCGTCGCTGAGGGAGATTTTAGGCGATTCGTGTACTACATCGAGCGCCCAAAACAAGTTGACCCGCAAAAGGCTACTTTTGAATTAACATCCGTTTTTGATATGGATGGATTAATGATCCCAGCCCGCCAAACTCAAACGGTTTGCTATTGGGCGCAACGCGGATGGTACAAAACCGGGAAAGGTTGCGACTACAACGGGCAAAACGGCTACTTTGACAAGTTCGGAAATAAGGTTGACGATCCGGCGCAAGATGTTTGCGGCGGTCTGGTTTCGTCGTGTAAACTACGCTATGGCAATGAGGCGTTAAGTTTTGGCGGTTGCGCCACTGCAACCTTGAAAAGTGGAAGGTAATATGTTAACTCCAAAAATCAAAATGCAGATCATGCAGCATGCGAAAGAAGTTTACCCGCATGAGTGCGCAGGTCTGGTAACGCAGAAGTCACGCGTTCAAAAATATCACCGCATCGACAACGTTTCGCCAGATCCTGAAAACGAGTCAATGCCTGACGAAACGCAATATGCGCTGGCGTCACTGGAAGGCGAACCGATCGCCTTCGTTCACTCTCACACTGGAGAGGGTGCAACCACAGCGCCAAGCGCCACAGATTTATGCTTTTGTGATGAATCTGGCTTGTCGTGGGTTATTGTGTCTATTCCAGAAGGTGACATGCGAATCATTGAACCGAAGCGCCGCCCGCTGATTGGTCGCCCCTGGGCTTTGGGTGCTTATGATTGCTATGGTCTGGTTATGGACTTTCACAAACGCCACGGCATCACGCTAACCGATCGCCGCTTGCCGTTCGAATGGTGGAAGCCTGAACACAAAGAAGACCTGTATCGCGATTACTGGCGCGAAGATGGATTCATCGAAAATACTGGTGATCCTGAAGTTGGCGACATGATCGTTTTTCAGCTTCAGGCGGAGAAGTGGAACCACGCAGGGATTTACGTTGGAAATAACAACATCTTGCATCATGCGTTCGGTAAGCTATCGCGCCGGGATATTTATTCAGGATGGTACGAACAGCACAAAGTTTTGATTTGCAGACATAAGGATCTTAAACATGGCATCACTTACAAAGACGATTAAACTTTCCGGTTCCCTGGGGCGTCGATTCGGCGTATTCCATAACCTTGCGGTTGATTCAGTTGGCGAATGCATCCGGGCGTTATCTTACCAGGTGGAAGGATTCAAGCCATTTATGCAAAGCAAAGTTGGCTCGAATATGCGCTTTGGTATCGTCGCAGACGGTAAGCCAATCAGTACGAACGACTTTGCGACTTTTGCCGTGGCGAAGGAGATTCGAATCATCCCGATCCCAAGAGCTAGAAAGAATGGCGGGTTAATGCAGATCGTTATCGGTGCGGCGATTATGGTTGCGGCGTTCTTTACTGGTGGCGGTTCGCTGGCGGCTATGGGCGCTTTTTCGTCGGCGGCTTTTATGGCTGGTGGCTCAATGGTTTTGGGTGGCGTAATGCAGATGATCGCCCCGCAGATGGGCGGCAACATGCGGGCAAGCGAATCACCTGAGAATAAACCATCCTATGCGTTCGGCGGGCCGATTAACACCACGGCGGCAGGGTATCCAATCCAATTGCCATACGGTTACAGATTGGCTGGCGGCGCGTTGTTCGGTTCTGGATCTTACGCAGAAGACAACAACTAATTAAGCCATTCGCTTTTTAGCCTGGGGGCATAGCCTCCGGGCCTTTTGTCGTGTACAATTGCGAGACTATTAACAGGAGGCTAAAAGATGACTAATATCAAGGCCCGCAAGGGTGGCTCAAGCCAGCCGCGCACACCAGTAGAAATGCCCGATAACCTGATCTCGAAAGACAAGATTAAGTTATTGCTGGCTGTTTCTGACGGTGAAGTAGTGGACGACTTCAGCCTAAAGCAATTGCATTTCGGCGGCGTACCAGTGCAGAACGAAGACGGGAGCTATAACTACGAAGGTGTGATTGCCGAGTTTCGCCCCGGCACGCAAACGCAGGATTATATCCAGGGATTCAGCGAATCAAGCGCGGAATTTCAGGTTGCACGCGATGTGACTTTTAACACTCCGTACACTTTGACCGTATCGAATAAAAATCTTTCTGCTATCCGCTTCCGCCTGTTATGGCCCCGCGTGCTGACGCAAAAAGATAATGGCGATATGGTTGGTTCGGTTGTTGAGTACAAGATCGAAATGGCGGTTGACGGCGCGAGCTATACAACCTACTTAACTGACAAGATCGACGGGAAGAATACCACTGGCGGTTATGACCGCAGCATTCGCGTTAACTTGCCGCAAGATTTTGCGTCACAGGTTCTTATCCGCGTGAGTCGAATCACGCCGGACGCTGACGGGGTGAAGGTTGTCGATGCGTTCCAGGTTCAATCCTACGCTGAAGTTATTGATGCAAAATTCAGATACCCGTTAACCGCTATGCTTTACGTTGAGTTTGACAGTGATTTGTTCCAAAACCAGATCCCTACAATCTCACTCAAGAAGAAATGGAAAATCATTCAGGTTCCGAGCAACTACGATCCAGTTAACCGCACATACTCCGGCACGTGGGACGGTACTTTTAAATGGGCCTGGAGCAACAACCCGGCGTGGGTGCTTTACGATCTGATCATGAATCAGCGCTATGGATTAGATCAGCGTGAATTGGGAATCCCGATTGATAAGTGGTCACTCTATGAGGTGGCGCAATATTGCGATGAACTTGTACCGGACAATCGCGGCGGAATGGAGCCACGCTATTTAATGGATATGATTGTTCAATCGCAAGTTGAAGCGTTCCAGTTGGTAAGGGATGTTTGTTCCGCGTTCCGTGGCATGACGTTCTACAATGGGGAAAGCCTTTCGATTATCGTCGATAAGCCACGCGATCCGGTCTACTTGTTCACGGCTGATAACGTCATTGATGGCGTATTCGTGCGAACTTTTCCAAGTGAAAAAACGATGTACACATCGTGCAACGTTATGTTCGACGACGAAGAAAATCAGTACGAACAAGATATTGAACCAGTGTTTAACCCTGAAGCGGCTATGCGGTTCGGTCATAACCCGACAAGCATTACAGCGATCGGTTGCACCAGAAGAACGGAAGCGAACCGCCGCGGGCGCTGGATTCTGCAAACGAACCTAAGCGCAACTACAGTTTCGTTTTCTACTGGTCTGGAAGGCATGATCCCTTCGTGTGGAGACGTTATTTACGTAGCCGATCCGCATTGGCAATCTGCCTTTAACCTGGTGCTGTCAGGTCGCATTATGGAAGTGTCAGGCGTGCAAGTATTCCTGGCTTACCGTTGTGACGCGAAAGCGGGTGACACTCTGATCCTGAATACTGACGATGGAAAGCCATTGCGCCGCACCATTGCCAGCGTATCGGCAGACGGTAAGACAATCACGCTAAACATCGGATATGATTTTGATGTTGCACCAGATAGCGTATTTTTGATTGAAAGCGATCAGCTTGCAGCGGAGCAATATGTTGTTACCAGGATTGAAAAGGGCAGTGATGATGATGAATTCACTTTCGCGATCACAGCCACACAATACAATCCAAACAAGTATGACGCGATCGATAACGGAGTTATCACGGATGATCGCCCAACTTCGGTTGTTGACCCTGATTCAATGGGAGCGCCGGAAAGCGTAACGATCGATTCCTTCTCACGCATCGTGCAGGGAATGAGCGTTGAAACTATGGTAATCGGTTGGTCTGCCGTGCAATATGCGAAACTGTATGAGGTTCAATGGCGCAAGGATGGCGGTAACTGGAATAACGTGCCTCGCACAGCAACAACGCAGGTTGATATCGAAGGCATTTACGCTGGTGAATATCAGGCTCGCGTAAGATGCATTAGCGGCGGTAATATCGCGTCTCCGTGGTCTGCGTTGGCTACTGCGTCACTGACCGGGAAAGTTGGAGCACCGAAAGGCCCAATTAACCTTTTTGCTTCAGACGATGAAATTTTCGGGATTCGTGTTAAGTGGGCCATGCCTGAAGGATCAGAGGACACGGCATACATTGAGCTTTACCAGTCGCAAAGCGGAACCGATCAGGATGCTAGCTTGCTTACTCTGATTCCTTATCCGGCCTCAGAATACTGGCATTCAATCTTGCCCGCTGGTTATGTGAACTGGTACAAGGCGCGAAGCGTAGACCGCATCGGAAACGTTTCAGAGTGGACGGCTTACGCTCGCGGCATGTCCTCGACTGACGTTAGCGCGATCACTGACGATATTCTTGATGATATCTTAGACAGTGACGCAATGAAGGAGCTACAGGAAAGCGCACAAGATAGCGCGTCAAAACTCAACGACTATGCAAACAGTATCATTCACAACGCATTAGCCAATGACGCAGACGTTAGACGAATGACGAAGGAGAACGGTAAACGAAAAGCAGAGATCACGCATACAACGGTACTTATCGCTAACGAGTCTGAAGCGCGAGCAGCAGAAATTGCAGAACTTAAGGCGCAGATTGATGATGACATTACGTCACAGATCACGATCCTGAATGAAGCAATTGCAACCGAAAGCGAAACACGAGCAACGCAGATTAACGATCTGCAAACTCAATTCGGTGAGGATATGGCGGCAGGGTTTACGCAGGTAAACGAAGCAATCTCAAACGAAACTGAAGCGCGAGCAAAATCCGAGGCGGCACTAGAGGCTAAGATCGGCGAAAACTCCGCAGCGTTAGATCAGAAACTTGACTCATGGGCCAATGTTGATGGCGTTGGTTCTATGTACACAATGAAACTAGGATTGACGTACAACGGGCAGGAATACAATTCAGGAATGGCGCTACAGCTTACCGCACAAGGAAACAACGTTGTTTCGCAAGTGCTGTTTATCGCTGATAGATTTGCTATCATGCGTAATGCCGAATCAGGAGCTTACACGCTTCCGTTTGTTGTGCAGAATGACCAAGTTTTCATGAATAACGCGCTTATTCAGGATGGTTCGATTACAAACGCCAAGATCGGGCAGTATATTAGCTCAACAAACTATGTTCCAGGGCAAGCAGGTTGGACTATCAACAAAAACGGCGGTGCTGAATTCCAGAATGCTACGGTTCGCGGGGCGTTGTTCGCATCTTCCGGCAACTTCGGTTTCGATGGTGGCAACGGTGTAGTAATCAATGGTAACGGAGTTACCGTCAATTTAGACGGCGGCGGGCGGATTGTTTTAGGGAGGTTCTAATATGGCAAGCGGTTTACTAATCGATCTTAATGATGGTAATCCGGCGATGCAAATCACGGCGGGCATGCGTTGCCCGTCTTTTTGCAACCTGGTTAACAACACATGGGATCAGAAGGTTGTAAATATGGATGGTTATATTCCGGGGTCGCAAGTTATCGTTATCCCGCGAGATCCGGTATCAATCCAGAACAGGGGGACAAACCTTGTGCCAACTATCGGCATGCAAAGCGGATACACACAAAACGGATCGCAACTTACTTTCTCTACGTGGTGGTCTGATAATTGGGGGCGCGATCGACTTTATGATCTGACAATTTGTCAGATTTTCCCTTCTGCCAGTGGTCAAGGATTGTACATTGCAGATTCTACAGACTTCACCGCGATCCCGGACACAACGCGGGCCGGGTTTTGTGTGTGGGCCGGAACCATCACATTCACTGGTCAATGGCGTACGCCGGACACTGGATATGATCGCAATAAATATATGGTGTTTGGTAGGTGGAGCGCAGACGGCGTAACGGTTGAATATGATGGAAATAACATCTACGCCAGAAATGAAACGAACGGAGCGGAGAATGATGCAACGGTTACAATGAGAGTTGCAATTTTCGCTAGCGGAGTTGCACCACAGGCGGGAACTGGATTGAACTTCTTTAACGCGGCTGGTCAATGCACATTCTCAACGGTTAGGCGTCCTTTCATCTTCAGAAACAGATTCTATAACCCATCGTGGAATTATCAGGACGTTGGCGAGGGAATGATTTTATTGGGGAGATATGGATTTAGAAGCCGAGTTAGCGGTGATAGGTGTAGGGCTAAATTTGCCGGATTAATGATGAGCGGAAACAGCGTAAGGTGCGCAAGCGGAATCACAAAATCAAACTGGACGGCAAACTATAGCGTAGTTCAAGATCGGTTAGTTGGCATGAGCGTTCCAATTATTGAAAATATGTACTAAAAAGAAAGGGGCCAATTGGCCCCTTTTTATTTGCGTTTAAGTTCTTCAATCTCATCCTTTAACGACTGTACGGTTGAAACGAGATCGGCAATAATTGCCATGTGGTCAACGTTTAAGATCTCGAACCTCTCTCCGTTTACGTCTTCCGTATCGCCGCCATAAAACGTATAGATTGGATCGATGGTGTTTAGTTGCTGGGCGATAAAACCACGCTGCCTGTAATCCTTAGATAACATTCTGAATTCTACAGCGCCGATTTTCATGATCCTATCCATAGCGCCCTTCTTAGATTCTAAAACTTCAGTTTTAAGCCTGATATCAGAACCTGCAATGGCAACCATGCCAACTGGCGTATAAATATTTCCATCCTCTCTAAAATTCCATGTTTTTCTTGATCCGTATGCGTTTAATTCAAAGTTAACCTGGCAATAATTCCCTAAGTTTTCTTGAGAGCTAAAGAATGCTTCCACACTGGTTCCGTTAAGTCTTGAAACGAACCTACCCCCTGTTCTATTTGTTCCTGAAGGTGCATTTGGGTCGCCAACTGACTCAGCGACAAAACCATAAGCGCCATATTCAGTAGGCCCGCCAGTCCTCTTTACATATCCGCCAGAGAATGTGTTGATACCAGAACCGAGAATTGGAACAACGTTCCCCTCTGTACCAGTGTTCATCGTTGCAGCGCTACCCAAACCAAGCTCAGATCTGCATCCTGCCTTCGCAGCAGATGAAATAGTGAATGCTTGAGCAAATGAAACGATACCTTTTGAATCAACATCTCCTGTTAGTGTTGTTTTCCCTGCTACAGACAATGTTCCAGTGGCGCTAATATTTTTTAATGTTGAATCTCCTGTTACAGATAACGATCCAGATAACTTAGCGCTACTCATTGTTGATTCACCAGTTACAGAAAGGGATCCAGATGCGGAAACGTTGCTAAACTTTGAGCTTCCAGTAACTGTAAGATCCTTGCCAAAAATAGCGTTAAGACCTGCAATTGTAAACTGAGTAGCATTAAATGAAACCTGTTTTGTGTCGTTTGTATCACCATCAGTACGAAAATACATACCTTGCGCACCGGATGGGATTGAGTAAACGATAGCGTTATTATTGTTAGCGCGAATAATGGCACCGTTAAGGGTTAACGTAGCGTTTCCACCAGGTACGCTAATCGCTTGCGGATGGCTAAACGTGTTTGCTACGTTTGTGCGGGCAACCGTATTGTCATTCGATGCAATATAGCCAACCGGAGAGTTATATACAATTCCTGTCGGTTCGGTGGTAATCCATGAATAGCCAGTGCGATCGATAATCGGCCCGGTAATCAACCCGTTGTTAGCCTGTACATTTACGCGATTCAACCAAAGATTAGGAATGTAACCCGCTGGCGCATGAAGGTAAACATCACAAGATCCGTTTGTATTTTTTACCACGCCAAGATTGATGCGCTGAGAACCGGGGCGACTATTAACCAGAACCCTTTGCGTAAACCAAATGTCAATGTTATCGCTTGTTAAAGTCGATGGTAGGTTCCTTCCAGATAGAGAAAAAATATCTACCGGAACGTTTGCCGCGCCATATCCAGAACCTCCTCCGATGATAAATTGAACAAAGCAATAAGATTGACCAGCATTTTTAATGTTGGCGATCTTCATCCATACTCTTTCGCTACCATTACTTAGCGTCAATTTATCCGGCGCTTGTACCCCAGCTACAAGATCGGCAGTCTGGTTGTATAGCTCTTGCGTCTGGTTCTTTGCCGTTTGCGCATCGGTTTTAGATGCGTTAGCCGCAGTTTCTGAAGCCTTAGAATTAGATTCTGAAGTCTTAGCAGCTTCTTGTGACGCAGCCGCAGCAGCAGCGTTTGTTGCTGAAGATTCAGCGTCTGCTTTAACCTGATCAGCAAGCGTTTTCAATGCTTCAAAATCAAACTCCTTAAAGAATTCGATTGCTTCTGCAATGATTGTTTCTTGTGATTGGTAATAACGCAGAGTTTCCGCAACGTCTTGCGCCAGTCCGTCAACTGTTAGCGAGTCGCTCAATAGGATCGCGTAGTCGCTTGATGGAACTACAGCGCCGTTTGTGGTAATGGCTTTAATTTCCGTGTCGCTGACAACCTTGTTAACTACCGCCATTTGCATTGGCGAAGATAGAAACATGATCGTAGCGCCTGGGCGAATCAGTGATAGCGATGATTGCCATTTTGTGTTAGTGCCTGTTACGGTTCCGTTTGCAGCCAATGACGCTTTACCGTCTCTGTATAGTGCCATGTTGAAATCCTCATAGGTTGATTGAGTAACGCAGATAATAGCATTAATGCAGAAATAAAAAAAGGAGCCTTTCGGCCCCTTTAATTGTTAAATCAGAATGGGATGTCATCATCAAAATCCATCACCTGATTGCCGCCGTTATTTTGCGGCGCTTGTTGTTGCGGCTTAGGTTGCTGAGGTTGACCCCAACCGCCTTGCTGATTACCGCCTCCGCTTTGCGCTGGTTCGCGCTGGCTGAATTCGAGTTGCGGCATAATCATTTCGTTGTGGCTATACGTTGAGCCGTTGTGCTCGCGGTTTACGATCTGAAGCGTTCGGCAGGTTACGCTAATCACCTTACCTTCATGCAACGCTTCATCGTACCACTGAATCATGCTTTCTTTAGCGAAGAAAACAGCGCGGTAGTTTGTGTAAACCGTTTCGTCTTGACCATCGCGATTGCGGATCTTCATTCGCTCTGACAGGTCAACCGCATACATTTTCCACGGCCCGTTGTTATTGCTTCCTTCCTTGATGTACGGTGCCTTTCGGATTACCCCTGTTACAACATGCATTGTTATTCCTATGGGGCGGTTTCCCGCCCGGTTAAATTAGTTGAAAGATGAAATATCTTGTGCCTCTGGTTCAGGTTTTGATTCTACCTTTTCCGGTTCCTGTTTCGCAACCTTTTGCGGTTTCCCTGGGTTAAATCCATTTGCCGGGGTAACTGTTAATTCTGCTTGACGCTTCGTGATATCATCTTCCGTGATTTTCCATTCGGCAGGGGTTAGCGTTTGTTTTGCCAGCTTGTAGATCTCGCGAAGTGCTTCGAGATCATTACATGCATCAATGCGTTTTTTGAAGTCTTGCGGCTTCATCTTCGTGATCTCTGCATCATCGTCTGCCTGTTTAATGCCAAGTGCGGCAGCTAATGCATAGCGGCGGGCGTAAGACGTTGTAGACCCGTATGCTTGCTCAACTGTTTTGCTGATCGGCATATTGTACTGAAACGCCATAAATTCACCTGATTCATGCAGAAACATTGTTTCAAGGTGCATAACCTTTTCTGTACTGGTATCCATCATTGATTGAATGGCAATAATTCTATTTTCACTTAGCGCCGGGGTAATTGCGTCGAGGATATCGCCTAGATTAGCGTAAGTGTTTCCGAGGTGGTTATTCTTACCGCTTTTCTTTGCGGCTACAAATTTTGATTTTGCCTTGATTAATGCGGCTGCAACGGTTGTGAATTTTTCAGATGTACGCATGATAAACTTTCCTTTTCGTGATTGGTGAAGCGCACTATATCACAAGTGCGCAACGGTGTTTAGCTATTTGTGCCGTATACTTCAGGGAACATGTATTTTACAAATTGCGGAGTTGGCAAGCTAACTTCAGCGGCGTTTGATTCATAGGAAGGCCATGAATCATGCTTAACGCATTCCGCATACTGGTGAATCACGCTTTGATATTGCTTGCGCCCGATATCAATTTGCCGATCTGTCATTGTGAAGGCCAGCGGCGCAAACGGTGATTTTTTCTCTTGCGTAAGCAGTCGAACAACTACCGGGCGTTTTTCGTTGTAGGTCTTTACGAACAGATCTCGCTGCAAGGCCATCTTGAGATAGTATCCCAGATTGAAAGCCAGCCGCCCGAAATCTTCCGGCTTAGACGATTGCGTAGTTTTGTAGTCGGTAATCACTACCACTTCGAAAACTTCATCCGGGTTAAATCCCCACTCCTTGATAAGAATAGGATCTGTAACAACGTCAACGTGATCTAATCGCACTTTCACTTTAACGCCGAAGATCTCGCCGAAAATTGATAATTCACGTTGTGCGGTAGTCGATTCGATGCACGCGGCGTGCCGTGGGTTAGCAATCATCACATTTCGCATTTGTACGACTGCATCAAAATCAACATCCTTAACCAGTTTGCGTCCTGAGTTAATCGCGGCGCTTTCGTCGCAAAGTTCGATCGCCCACCATACGTTTACATCAATCCCGGCGCGGTATGCCATTTCCAACAATTCAGGGTAATCCTTGTTGGATGTTCCAATCAGGCCGCACGCTTTCAACTTCGAAGACAATGCCGACTTCGACGTGATCAGATCCTTCACTTCGCCGGGTGCCGTTGCTCGAAGGTACTCGCCATTAAACTTAGACGTTTCCAGCATGCAAGTATGTGAACAAGTGCCGAATGCAAGCGCAGCTGTTTCTTCGCGCACTTTGTACTTCCAGTGGGCCGGGGATGTTGCGTAAATCTCGCCGAGGCTTGAACCGCTAACGTATTCAGCGCACCAGGATTTAGGATCGTGATACTGATCGTTAGTTAATTCAGCGTTTGTGTATGCTCTGAAAATTGCTTCAGCCATTGCTATTGCTCCGTTTGTGTTTTCGTTGCGTTAAGTATACGCATGACGATTCCCGGCGCAAGTCAAAAAGTGCTATCCGCAATTGGTTAAAAAGTAGGCTAAATTTACGTAAGATTTAGTAAGATGCATCTTACGTGATTTTCTCTATATATTTCATTGAGTTAAGTTAAATCGGTAAGATGGTAAGATCCATATAGGTAAATATTCATGGAAAAGTAGACGCGGAATCGCACAGCAAAAGATATGTACCCGGAAGAAATCTTACTAAGATATATATAGATAGAGAGAGTAATAACAATAATATAGTTATATATCATATACTTACTGTATATCTATGATGATAAATTGGTTAAATTTTGCGCGGAATTTACGTAAGATGAATCTTACCTAATCTTACTTAAAGTGGTTGACCAGTTGGCAAGTTGCTGAATTTAAGGCATAAAAAAAGGTAAGACTGAATTCATCAATCTTACCTAATTATTGATTATATTTTAATCAGAGAAGCGATGATGCAACGTAAAGTTTGCGCTCAAATCCTCCATTGAAGTTGTCATTGTTCGGCACGATAACTTTCATATCCCGTTCTTCAGCCGCCGCCAGCATATCCAGATCGCCACGACGACAAACAACTCGCAATTCTCGCTTACCTTCACCGCCGCCCTTGCCTTTATACCTGTACGCCACGATCTCAACGTTTGAAGGAATGATGCAAGCCCACACGTCACACTTAAACGAGCTTGCAATATTGAAGTGCATCGCCTCAACCCATGAGCGAGCCAGGTAAATTGGCCCGTCGCCGCCTTCGCTCTGATTGGTTACGACCACCGATCCGAAGGTGAGATCGCCAGCTAACATCTTCTCGCGGCCTTCTTCGTCAATGAACAAGATATTGCAATATTCATCATCCGGCCCATCCTCATGAACAAGCTGCATCGGAAGCGTGTGAAATAGCTCTTGTCTGCCGTTATGGTGAGTTTTAACACCTACTTGATAAGATTTTACGTACTCGTTTTCTATGCCCTCATAGAGCGTTACAGGCGTGCTATCTACTGCCTCAGTTCTATTTAAAATCGCCACTACACGATCATGATCTGTCATCTTCCCGTAATCGTAACCATTATCGCGAGTTACCTGCTTATTGCGCTTGACTACATACTCTTGCGGAACCTTCCCAAGATAACGCCCCAGGATGTTGATACATTCGCTGTACGGTTCGCCGCTTAACTTCATCAACCATCCGATCCCCTTGTCGGCACCGCATCCGCTACAGTACGCGCCGCCGTCGCCGCGATTCTCTAATTTATCAGTCCAACGAAAGCGATCCTTGCCTCCACAATTCGGGCAATCCTGGTGCTTGCCGTTGAAGTATCGCGAGTGAATGCCGCAAATGTTCTGTAACGCTTCTCGCCACATCCCCGGCATATATGGCAAAACTTCTTTTTCGTCGTAAAAATCCACTTCATAATCTCCAAATAAAAAACGCCCACGCGAGAATAATAACCCGGTAGGCGTTTAGTAGTTAGTCAAATTGTGCTATCTGACTACGCGAAGCATTTCGCGGCGGTCGCATCGGCGGGTTACTGGTTTGCCGTTGCTGTCGAATCTGAGATCCGGGCGGCAGAATGAAGCGCGAAAGCCTTTGCAATCATTGCGGCGGTAACTCTTTTGCACCAGGTAAGCGCCATCGGCTGAAATCATACCACGCTTGCGCCATTGTTGAACAACCTGGATGCTAACGCCTAACTCTTTTGCGGTTTTAGCAATTCCGCCAAAAGCATCAATCACCAATTCCATGCGGGCGGTCAATCCGGCGCGTACTTCTTCCTTAAGCACGTAGTAACCCGTTGGGCGCTTGCGCTTCTTCTTGTCTTTCCCGCGTGATGTTCCGTTGTTGCCGTTCAAAGTTCGCTTGTCTACCTTTACCAATTGTTCCATAATTTAACCCCATAGCACTTTTTGTTAAACGTGATAAAATATGCTCTGTATTATACACGCAACTATGCGAATGACAAATTAGGATTACTCATGCTCACAATTGAACAACAAATTGAAGCCTACGCAGACAAGATCCCATCCATACAAAAGCGATTCACGGTTGGCAAGATCGTGCCTTATCCTTACCAGGCGGTTGCGTACATTGAGACGGCGAAGCGGATCGCCAATTATGAGCATCCGTTTTACGTTAAGGCGTCGGTATCGGCTGGTAAAACAATCATGATCGCCATGCTTGCGGCACAGTGCAAAGCAATGAATTTGCCTATGATGGTGCTTGCTCGCCAGGCGGAGATCGTGAAGCAGGATTCAGAGGAGATCAGTAATCTTGATGTTCCTAACTCTGTTTATTGCGCCGGGTTAGGCACAAAAGCGGCTTACTTCCCGATCGTGGTTGGTTCTGAGGGTACTGTCGTTAACGGCCTGTTTAAAATGCTGGGTGATTATGTTCCTTCAGTTCTGGCAATCGACGAATGTCACCAGGTTGATTGGCAAGATTTAGCGGAAGCGATCGCCAACAATGAATCGTTCGAGTACATGAGCCGCGCGAAAGATAAGCCGTACCGCGTGGATGGTGAAAAGGTTGATGCCGATTACCCATACAACGAAAAATTCGAAACGGTAGAGTTTGGCGGTGGGCGCACTCAGTACACAATTGTTATTCGTGAATTAATGCGCCGTTGCCTTGAGAAAACCGGGCGAGAACTTCGAATTGTTGGTTATACCGGATCTGAGTTTCGCGGAGTGATTCCGATCTTGCAGGAGGACAAGACGCAGCCTGGTTTCTGGCGTGAGCAGATCACGGACATTAACACAAACTATCTTGTTGAGTTCGGATCGGTTGTTCCGACAATTTTTGGTGATACTGAGGCCGAAGGTTTAGGGTATGACCTTTCAGAATTTCACGGTTCCAGTCAGGACGGCACGCAAGATTTCAGCGCGGAAGACTTGCGCAAGATGGAAAAGAAAATTCATGATTCCGGCGAAATGACAAAGCTAATCATGCAAAAGGTTGTAGAGCGTGCGCAAACTCGAAACGGCGTGTTAATTACGTGCGCGGGCCAACGGCATTGCAAGGAGGCGGCAAGTTATCTTCCAGCCGATGCCACATACGCGATCATCACTGAGAAGACCAACTCAAAGAAACGAGGTGAAATTTTGGACAAAGCGAACCGTGGGGAGATTAAATACATCTTCCAGGTTATGGCCCTAACCACTGGCGTTAACGTGCCGTTTTGGGATTTCTCTGTAATCCTCCGCAAGATCGGATCGCTCACATTGCTGATTCAGCTTTTAGGGCGCGGGATGCGATTGCTAAAAGACTGGCAAAAGGAAGCGCCGTATTCCTGGGTTAAAGAAGACCATTTAGTTTGGGACTTCGCCGGGACGATGGATGATTTAGGCCAACTCTATTTCGATCCGATTCTTGAACAGGCTCAATATCAGAAACGCAAGAGCAGCAAGAATGGCCCGAAAATTTGCCCTGTATGTAAGGGAGAAAATAGCGAGTACGCCCGCCGATGCATCCACAAAGATAGCAATGGCAATCGGTGTGAATATTTTTGGACGTCGCAACGATGCGAAGATCAGAAAGACCAACGAACAGGACGAATTAAGGTTCACGGATGCGGCGCTCAAAACGACATTGTAGCGCGTCAGTGCAGGTGTTGCGGCGTTCAGCTAAAAGATCCTAATGACAACCTTACCGGGAAGCATTACACGCAAAATGACTGGTATCAGGTTGTTGGTTTCGATTTGGGATTGACACGGAACCAAAGCGGGATCATCTTTAATTACGTGTTGCTCAACCATGACGGCGAACGGTTTACGGCAAGGGAAAAATTCTTCCCTGAGTCTGATAATCAGATTTGCGGTAAGATGTGGAGACAAAAGGCAGTCTTTCAACATGTGGATGATGCGGTAATGCGTGGCAAGCTGGGAGGGATGAAAAACGCGCTCAAAATCATTGAGAATGCGCACTACTTCAGAGCGCCGAAGCGCGTAACGCATCGCATCAACGGAAAGAAAGAAGATATTATTTCCCGTAAAGACTTTGGAGACGCAGAGTGATTACAGATAAAGGTGATTACCTTGAATACTACGGCGGGCCTGTAAAGGCTTGCCCCCTTGAGAAAATAGATCAGATGAATAGCGTTTCGTGGTTGCGGTACGAATATCCTGATTATCTGTTTTGGCATACAGTTAACGAAGGAAGTAAGCACAAAGCAAGCGCGGTGATTGATTCGCAAATGGGATTGTTGAAGGGTGTTAGCGACATTCTGATCCTGATCGGGTTAGGTGGAAAATACCCATTCGCCGCTATTGAGCTAAAGCGCCAGGGTAAGGCGCAAGCCTCGCCAGTAAGCAAAGAGCAAAAGGAATTCCTTTCCGCCGTTCGTAGCCGTGGTGGATTCGCCGCCGTCGCTTATGGCTTTGAGCAATTCAAGATCGCTTTTGAAGATGCAATCAAATAGCACTTTTTGTTAAAACTACCCGGCGCAAGTCGGGTAATATTCTCCCATCGAAACGAATCACGGAGAAACATTATGAAAACTTTATTAGTCGCAATTGTAGCCGTAATCACCTTATCCGGTTGCACTTCATCGCCGCGCCCTAATGGTTGGTGCGCAACCTCAACACATGGAATTTGTGTTGCCAAATGGGAAAACGGCGTTGTTGTTCCGGCTGGTGAAGTTGATGTGCGTTTCTCCGGTCTTGAAATGAGCGGTAAAGAGATTCACGGAACCGTAACCACTACAGGTAAGGAATGGTAAAAATGGCAAAAGATATCGCAGACAAAGACACTCACGACGCATTCACCACGTTTGAGCAGTTGGAGCGCGAAACGTTTATTGGTAACGCGCTGGTAACTGGTGGACACTATCAAGCTGTCAAGCCTGATACATTCTACCAGGTAACAGGGAACCGATATGCAGGAAGCAAAACGCCGGATATCGTGCGGGATAAATGGTCAACCGATCGCAGCCTGATCGCATACATGGAGGAGCGTTACGGGCCTTACGATCTCGACGCTGCCGCCGATGAAAGCAACGCAGTTTGCCCGAAGTTTTACGACGAAAAAACCGATTGCCTTAAACGTTGGTGGGGTAAAAACAAGCATGTTTGGCTTAACCCGCCTTACTCGTTTCCAGATCCGTTTGTGTTGAAATCCATTGAACAAATGGAACACGATAACCAGATCGATATTCTGTTACCCGGAGATAACTCAACGGCCTGGTTTCGCGATGCACAAAAGATGGCTGCCGAAATTATCTGGATTGTTGCAGACGTTGACGAAGACGAAAACGGCAAACAACTTAGCCGATCTGGTCGTCTGGCGTTCATCAACGGCCTAAGCGGAAAGCCAGTTGATAACAACAACAAAGGAAGCGTGATTTTCATCATGCGCAAACTCAAACCGGGTGAGGAACAGAAAACTTTTTACATTCCGGTAAGCGAGATTTGCCCGTCATTAACTAAAAAGCGCATGCGCAAACGTGGGATCTGAAAATGGAACAGCTTGAATCTTTCACCGAATACCTTCGCATCATCGTTACCCTTCTGGATAAATACGGCTTTATCGGCACAAATGAGGACAAGTTAGCCTTTGCTGATAGCATCGACGGGACTTATCAAGAGTTCATGGATAACGGCACGCCGCGTTCTGATTGGCCCGCTATCCTTGAGCGAGAATTGCTGGAGTTCAGAGCGCGTGAGGGTGCGGAATATTTTGCAAAACAGCACTAATTGCTAAACAATGCCCGCCGCGTGCGGGTATTATTGTTTCATCAACCAATCAGGAGCTACAGCCATGAAAAAGAAAACCATTACCGACACTATCAAGATCGTACCAGCTAAAGCGCACGTAGTATCGCGCCACCTGATTAACCTTTCTCGCTTATGCATGGCTGACTACGTGGCGAATCCTTCAGAGAATGGCCTTGATGGTGTAATTGGTGAAATCTACTTCCGCGCCTCACACGGCATCGAAGAAATTCACATGTATGAGCAGATGGCGGAATGTTTTTGCATTTACGGTGACGAATAATGATTGTCGAATCAGGCCGCGCCGCCGTTTGGCAACACGCTAAAGAGGCTGGCATTAGTGACGATATCGTTATGATCTCTAAGTATTTCGATATCAAGGATATCTCCATTGTGTTCAACGGAAAGTTTACGTATCTTCATGATCGCCCACTGAAACGAACGCGCATAGCAGTAGCAACGCGGGCGGAGGCCGACGCGCTGAAGATGTTCATTAATGAATCAAAGCAAGAGAAAAAATATTACAAGTAGCGGGAGTGTTAAGAATGCGATATATTGCGATCTTCTTTACGGCGATTCTGTTTACGATCGCGTTCATGAACTATGCAATTCAATTAGGATAAATTATGTTACCGAAAATCACAGACGAGGAATTTTTAGCCGCCCGCGCCGAGGGTAAGACCTATCGCGAGATCGCTACAGAGTTCGAAATGAACATCCGAAGCGTTGAGCGTCGAGGTGTTCGACTTGCCCGCCAGGGCCACCTACACGGAAACGAACACGTTTCAAAACATATCCCGGATGGATTCGGCGTCAAAGGCACATCAACCATGATTCGTGCCAATGGTGAAGAAGTTGTGCGCTGGGTTAAGTCTGAAGTAGACCGCGATCGAATGGTTGCATTGATGGAGGCGGCGCAAGCGTCATTTTGTGAAGACCTACCGCGAGCGGAACCACAGCCAAAGGATGAATCGAAATTTTTCATTGAAGATCAGTTAGCACTGTATCCGATCTTTGATTTGCATATTGGCGCTATGGCCCATAAGCACGAATGCGGCGAGAACTACGATACCAGCACCGCCGAAAAGGTTCTAAATCGCTTCTTTGATTATTCTGTTTCGGTTGCTCCGCAATCACACAAAGCGGTGTTATTGGTTGGCGGTGACTTCCTTCACAGTGATGGCCTGGACGCAGTTACCCCAGCAAGCGGGCACGTTTTAGATCAGGATAGCCGTTACGCAAAACTGGTTTATGTGGCGATCCGTTCCTTGCGCCGCGCCGTTTCGTTACTGCTTAGTAATCACGCAGAAGTTGAAGTGCAGGTGATCGAAGGCAACCATGACCAAGCCGGGATGATTTGGCTACGTGCAGCGCTCGCGGCGTTCTATGAGAATGAGCCTCGCGTATTCGTTGATGTTAGTCCGTCAATCCTTCATCGCACAGTGTGGGGGAAAACAATGCTTGGCTATACGCATGGTCACACGATGAAGAAGGCAGAAACTCGCCTTGCGGCAATGGCTACAGACTTCCGCAAGGAATTTGGGCAATGCGACTATATTTATACGCATTCGGGCCATTGGCATCACCAGACCGTAACAGAGCATTCGTTAGGGATTGACGAAGTGCACGGGCAGTTAGGCGCAAAAGATGCTTACGCCGCTCGCGGTGGCTGGCGCTCATATCGTCAGGCGGCGGTAATTCTGTATAGTAAAGATTATGGCGAAGTAGGCCGATTTATCTACCGCCCGAACATGTAACCACAACGGCCCCGCAAGGGGCCAATAAGGAAAACCAATGAATAGAAAGTACATCTACATCTTCGATCTTGACGGCACGTTATCCGATGGCACGCACCGATTGCACCTGCTGCCGAAAAAAGATCTGCATCTAACAGAAAGTTGGACGGCGTTCAATATGGCGGCTGGCGATGATGCGCCGATTGAAGACACGATCGCGGTGTTGAATGCGCTGTCAAGCCGCAAGGCGGTGATTATCATCCTGACCGGGCGAAGCGATGAAGCGCGTTCCATTACTCAAAAGTGGTTATCAGATCACGGCGTAAAATATGATTACCTGATTATGCGGGCATCGCATGACAACCGCAAAGACACGGTAATCAAAGAGGAAGAATTGCGCAAAATCGGACTTGATCGCATCATTGCGGCGTGGGATGATTCCCCTACAGTTATTGCGCACTTACGTAGCTTAGGCATCACCACTTACCAGGTATGCGACTACGGCGAAAACCTTCACGATCACTTAAAATCACACGGAGTAGAAAAATGAAAAATGTAATCATCCTCAACGGAGCGCCGGGAATTGGAAAGGATACCATCGCGGAAATTATCGCGCGTAAGTGGGAATATAAGATCCTTAGCTTCAAATCGCCAATGTTTAACATTGCGCGTGCCATGCTTGGCGCTACTGATTTTGCGCGTTTCGTCGTTCGATATTACGACCGCAAGCGAAAAGAGGTGAAGTGTGATTTTTTAGGCGATCGCTCGCCGCGTGAATTCATGATTCACATTAGCGAAAATTTCGTAAAGCCAACGTTAGGCAAAAAACAGTTTGGAAAATTGCTTTGCGATTCCGTCTTAACGTCTCCGGTAAGTTGCGTTGTCAGTGATGGCGGATTTGACGAAGAAGTAGAACACATCGCGGCGCACAATCTCGTTAACGTGTTTATCGTTCGCCTTCATCGTGACGGCATGACTTTTGAAGGCGATAGCCGCAAGCATATTAGCCGCCCGGATCTGATTTGTGACACGTATCATGAATTTGATTTTGATATGACTACAGGCGAGCCGGAAGACGACGCGCAAAAAATCCTTGATATGGTTTTTGAAGGGTATTAAAATTATTCACTTAATGCCTTTATTATCACTGCTTTAAAGTTTGGGAGCCTTAACGGGTTCCCTTTTTTTTGTTCTTAATTTGTCCTAATGCATATATCATCGCCTTACTACTTAACTAACAGAGGTTGCATATCATGCGGGAATTCATCAACGCGGCAACCAATGGAAGCGGCGGTGTTGCATTCACCGGAACCGCAACCGGGCAACTAATCATTGCCGCCATTGGTTTATTTTTCATGATCTTATTTGGTTCTATCGGTACATGGCTAAAATGGAAAGATTCTAAAGCCATTCGTGATGCATTGGAGGCCGGGGATATTCGTACGGCAATCAAGATCAGGAGTAAGTAACATGGGATTGAAAACGAGAGTTACATTTGCGGCAGCGATGGCGATCGCTGTCGCTTTCCTCCCTAAAGTTGAGGACACGAAATACAAAGTTTACATTGATATTGCTGGCGTACCAACGGTATGCGAAGGCATCACAGGCCAGGACGTTATCAAGGGGAAAACTTATACCCGGTCAGAGTGCGACGTGCTTTTAACGAAGCATATCCAGGTGGCGAAACGAACCGTTGACAGCAAAATCAAAGTTGCGGTGCCGGATACATTCAGAGCGTCGATGTATAGCTTCACTTTCAACGCTGGCGGCGGTGCTTACTCTGGTAGCACCATGCTAAAATTGACGAACCAGGGGCGACTATATGAGGCGTGCGAACAGCTATACCGTTGGATTTACTATCGCAACCCGAAAACGGGAAAGATGGAAAAATCAAAGGGATTGCACAATCGGCGCGATCTGGAATTCAAACTATGCACTAAGGATCTGTAAAATGAGCACATTAAACTTTCAGAGAGCGTTGGTAATCGGCTTTATCGTTTGGGCGGTTGTAATGGTTTCAGGTTGCGCGTCAAGCGTCCCGATCCTTTCCGATCTGGTAGGCAGTAAGCCAGAAGTGACGGCGCAAGTTGGCGCTGAGAACGTGAAACAGGCGGTTGGCGTGACGAACAAAACGGACACGTCAAGCAAACAGGAAACTACATTCAAAGAATCGGCAGTTGGTAAGGTTGACACGTCGAACAAGAAAGCCGTAACGACTTCCAGCATTCACGCTAACCAGATCACGGCAGAACGGATCGAGATTCGCAACGATGGAAGCGGAAGTGTGATTCCGTGGCTGATTGGTGCAGTTGGGGTAATCATGCTGGCGGTTGGATTGTTTGGAATGTGGAACGAACGAAAAAACAAAGGGGCTTAATGCCCCTTTTTCTATATGTACCGTTTGACGTGTAACAGCGCTACGCCGTCTTCATCATTAAGCCCATGCTCAACCGTATTAGTTGCCGACATTCCTTGATATAGCAACATGAGCGCGGCACGCAAGTAATTTTCTGGTGTGATCTGATTCACGCAAACAATCTTGTGAATCTCCGTTATCAGATCTTCGACCTGCTTTCCAGAATATGGTTTCATCACTGAGTTGGTCAATGTGCATCATCTCCCACATGTATTTATTCTCCATCCCTTCAAACGACCGGAAGTTAAATCCTATCTCCCTGTTATCCGGGCCTGTACACCACACAACGCCGTTTTTGCCGTCAAGGTATCCATTTGTATAGCTTCGTGCCAAAAACTCCTTAGAGACCATTGAGGCGAACATACGATGCGACACGTTGGCGGCTTTTGCCATGCGTGGCGATTCGCGGTGCATGTAAACGAACTTTGCGAAATCCTGCCGGGTAAACTCCCGGCGAGATTCACAGAATCGGTAAATGTCAAGTATGAACATGATTACCTCATGAACGAAGGATTGATAAACACTTCTGAATCAATCACACAAATGAAGCCTAATTCTTCCATTTTCGGTAATAGACGTTCCTTAATCTTTTTGCTTACCCCGGCCTGACCTTTGAAGATCTTCAGGTTGCGGCAAGCGTTATAGATGCTTTGAACCGTCATCACACCTTTAGCCTGTTTCCCACGGCTGGCGAGAACATCATACAGCGCTTTAATCTCCGCACCTTCACCAGCAAAGCCTGACGAATCAGCCGATGACAAATACGTTTTGCTCAACTCATGGAACATGATGATCGCTTCGTCAATGGTTGCCGTGTCGATCTTCTTCGAGCGCTTGCCGCCAGGTTGCCAGTTGCGAATTGTGTGAAGTACGGATGCCAGGCGCATAACCTGCTTATCAAATTTACCCATCGCACCACGTAACATTGTATGCGAATACTTGCCGCCGTCGCCTAACTCCGGCTCTAACTCCTGGCGTGCTTTGTTCAATCGACGCATACCCGCTTCGGTCACTTCCAGCTTGATATTAGATTCACTCATAATGTCATGGATCAGACGGAAGTAATCGGCTTTTAGTGATTGCTCGATCGGTTCATAGGTTGAGTTTCCATTTTCATCAATGAAAACACGTTCGCCTAATCTCGTTTGTTCGCGCACCAAAAGGAAACGCTCAGATACACCGATACCGCGCGAGCCAGCTTGCATAATGGCATCGATCGTTTCATCCTGGGCGATTACGCAAATGCAACCCAAAGCGACGAATGACATATTGTTACTAACATCGGAGCGGGCGATCGACACGTGGCCTTTATCCCATGCTTTGAGCACCAATTCGCTGTTAGTCTTCTTGCCGCCGTCATTGCCATACGTGATCCCTAACAGGCTGTTAACCGCCGTCGCTTCATCCGAGATAACCGCGAAGTTTCCTTGACGGTTGTTAATCTTCGCCAGGCCTTCGGGTGTTGTGTCGGATACCGGGAAAGTTAGATCGCACATCTTCTCTAACTTTTCCTCTAATTCGTCTTTGTCTTCGAATAGTTGCGCCATATCAGATTGTGACAATTCGCCCTTCATCGCTTGCTTGTTGGCTGATAGTTTCGCCATGATCTTTTTACGTTCCTTCTTGCGCATATCGTTAAGGCGCTCGACTTCTGCAACGATAGGATCGATGGCTAGCGAGTTAATCGCAGACTTACCAGCCGATGGCGGTTGCGACGTGATGACGTAAAGCGTTGTTGGTTGTTCGCTTCCGTGGTACTCGACCCAAAAGCGGCCCATCATCGCGGCGGATACGGTGCCGAGGAAATGCATATAAGCAGATGACTCCGGGAATTGAACGGAGCGTGCAGCATTGAGCGCCAGCTTGCCTACAACATCGTAATCGTTAGCGATCGAGATCGTAGGGTACTTATCCGCGTTAACGTCAATATCTTTAGGCTTAGGCCAGAAAGAAACGGAGTCGCGATACCCGTTCGCACGAATCGCAACGCGCAATGGGCTAATGCCTTCCTTGTCTGCGATAGCGATAATATCTTGCGGTGATACGCGGTCATTTAAAAACATGCCTTGCTCCTGATTGGTTAATCGTGCGGCTAATCATAAGCCGTCTTAAATCTGAGATCCAGTGATAATCTAAACGCACTTGCGAAATGTGCTTAGGTTATCGGGGCGCATGGCCCCGAATCTGCTATAGATATTTAGCCTCGAACGTTGTTCCGTCCGACACGCTGAAGCCTACTTCCTCGCGGTAAAGCGTCCAACGGCAACCGTCACGATCGAAGATATAACCAGCAACACCACCGATCGCACGACCGCTTTCAACCTGGTAACGCTTGCCAACGGTAAAGGACTTTTTCACCGGGTTACTATGGTCAAGGCCAACGCATTTAAGCGTTTTGGTTTTGAGTTCGATAAACGTCGCAACAACCACGCCACCAACGCCAGCAATGAATAATTCGCCGCTAATGCCAACCGATAAAATAACGCGCTTTTTCTTGAGTTCGGCGCTGTTATATACCTGCATCGACACGTTGCCTTCATCATCAACGCGGGCACAATAAAGGTTGTTTTCGTGAATATTAACAGCCTTGCTTGACGTGCATTTAATTTTGATTGATTTAGCCATTTTAATTTCTCTCTCCCATTTCAATATAAAGATTTACCAGATTCAGAAAGTCAGCCTTATTTCTGCAACTAAGTTTAAAGCCAACGTGCGATTCAATTTCATTTTGCATCGCCGCCAGTGTTGCGCCGCCGTTATTCATCTTAAGAACTTCGCGGCATACGTCAGCAAGTTTTTTGGATATCATTTTTTAACCACCGTTATTTTTATGCCTTCGCAAGCGTTTTCAATATCATTAATCAGGCGCTTGATTCTTAATTCCACAATTGTTTGATGATGGAGGATATCAATAACACCAACAACCGTTAAGAGCATGACGGCAAAGATAAAACCGCCCATTCCAGACATACACAAGCCAGTTAACAGCATTGCAAGAATAAATTTCATTTCCGTTGTCTCCGTTGCGTTTCGATGGAATAACTATACCCGCAATTAAGCGGGTAAGTTTAGCAAAAAGTGCTATTCATGATAATTAGCCTGGAACACTGCGCGGGCAAAACCTCGCGGAGTGATTGAGCGTAGCATCTTCGTCCTTTCAGACTTCCCGCCGAGGAACTTCCAGGCCCAAAAGAAGTTTACGCCCTCCACACCTTCAGGCGGTGCAAGTCGCTTAGGTTCCTTAAAGCCGTTGCCATGCCAAATGCATGTTTTCTTAGTGTAATTATCACATTTCGGCATTTTTGGATGCCAAACAGGCTCAATCGGAGAAACATACCCGCCGAAGTCACGAGGATGGAAATAGAAATCAGGCTTGCGCCATAGCGAAGATAATTTGCCAACCGGATTTTCAACCATCCAGGGGCAACCGTAATCTTTGCCTAATTTCTCGATCATCTTCGCATCATCGGCGGCGGATAATACTTCCTGAGTTTGTCGCAAATGCTTTCCGCCACTATGCGCTAACAACGTGCAGGACGGAAACGCGAAAATGAAATCAGGATCAGGAATTCCGAGAATGGAACGTTTAACATCAAAATCCTTATCAATCCACATATTCACATATTGGATATTGGGATGTGCCATTCGGATCTTGTATTCTCCGTGATCTCCTGAATCAGCATTGAAACAATATACCTTGCATCCCTTAATGGCCCACGGCAAGCCCATAATGCCGGAACCGTCGAACATGCAATAAATCACTTTCTGTTTCATTTTGTCACCTTACCAGAACGGGATACACTCGCGGCAACCTTCCTCGCCGGAACAGCCGCACGTATTTTCTTCTTCTTCCGTCAAATCATCGCACATAGGCAAACTTTCGGAATCCATATCCATATCACCTAAAGCATCGGCGAGCGTCATTTCCTGATTGGCTACCATGATGCATGCCTCGCGGTTCAACCCAGCATCTTGCGCGGTAAGAAAGCGATTCCAATACGAATCATCGTAATTATCAGACATTTATTTTACTCCGGTTAAATTCCCGTAACTTAGCGGCGCATGACTTCGAGCAGGTTTTGCCCCAGCCGCGCTTAAGATCAGCCGCCTTAACTTTATACACCACGCCGCAACCTGGAGCCTCGCAGCATTTCATTCTTTCTTTCGTCGTGATGTGTCCCGGCCTACCAGTCAGAGAGCTATCGCCGGGATTCTTCGTTGACCAAAACAGTTGCACTTTTGCGACTTCCTCGCCATGCTCATTCACGAACATGTAGACGCCTTTGCTTTTAAGTAACACGGTGCAATGATGCATTTCGCCGTTTACTTCCAGGTAAGCGCGATCGCCTTCTTTCATGCTTTCCATCCTTCAATAAACATGCTGTTAGATTCAAGCGTCAACGTAACGCCAGCCAGTGAAGACGGAACCAGACGCCCGCCCGGAACGGTGCCGACGATATAACGACCGTTTGACTTCGTGATCGTGATCTGAGTGAAGCCGGAAGCGCGATTCATGCGGAGAACAACGCGCCCGTTTGCGTGCAGGACGGCGAGAATTGAATCAGTCTTAGGATGGTTCATTGTGTAACTCCTTGTTTGTTGGTGTAGGGATAGTATGCCACTATCCCGCAATGTTGGTTTAGCAAAAAGTGCTATTCAGGAACACAAGTCGAATAATCCTGGCGAATGTAGATTGTGCGTTGAGTTCGCGGCGCGGGATCTTCCATGCTCTGAATCTCAACGTCATTGCTTGTTACGCGGCAAGGAACGGAGGCAAAGATAAGATCGCCAGTCTGTTTATCATTCATTTGCCAGGCTCTACCGTCCTGCTGTTTCATGACAACGAACGGCGTGTTGTCGTCGGTGAAGTCTTCAGGGTGTCGCCCGTAATAGTGCATAATTGCAGCTTTTGCCGCCGCCTGGAATTTGTTCGTTACATCATTAGCGGCGATCTCGCGTGAGATCTTGATATCAATTTCAGGAGCGCCGAGAATGTAGGTAAAGCTATTGGAAATGGTAACGGTACGCATTATATTTTAACCTCGTTTCGTTGGATGAAATCGGCGACGTAATGACACTCGATCGGATTCTCTATGCCCGCGATCACTTCGCACGCGCCGTTATTAAGTAACTGGCAATGCTGGCAATCGACTCCGCCAACATTGGCTATAACAATGGCGATCCCATTGCAGGAACCGCCGAACATCCTATGCGGGAAGGGGTAAGCCTCGCAAGTGCAAACCGCCTCCCCTACTCGCCGTTTTCTCATGCCTTATCCTTATCAATGCAAAATACCCAATCGCGAGCATCAACCGTGAAGCACGCCACGCCGTCAAGAACGATGAAAACAGTGAAGCCGTTAACGCCGCGATTCTTTTCGATATCGGTAACGGTGCGGAACAGATCGCTTGCGCCGTATTGAATTTTATCCCCGATTACAACGTCTGCGAATGCTTTCATGGTGATTCTCCTGATTGGTTTCGATGTGACTATAATACCAGGCCTTGCGGCCCGGTGTTTAGCAATTCGTGCTTATTTTACTGATTTCTTCGCGGCCTTGTATGCTTCTTTGAATGCTGGGACGTCTTCGATCTCAATCCAGAAGCCAGAACCATAACCATCATCATAGCAAGGGCATTGGTCGCAGTAGTCGCCCCAGGTCTTCTCTTCGCCGCCGATGGAAAAACCAGTTTTTATTTCACAAAGCGCTTCCTCTACAGCTTCGATTTTTTCGGCATCGTTATCCATGATTACGAAATTCCATTTACCGTTGTATTCGTTGCCAAGTTTGATTGATTCGCGCTTAAGTTTCATGATGTTTTTCCTTTTTGCTTGCTTCGTTTCGATGAAGTAATAATAGCAAAAGCCCACGCGGGGCTTTTAACAAAAAGTGCTATTTACACCAGGAGGAAATAAACTTCATCGCCATATATGACAGCCTGAAGGTGATCGCCGAATAAAGCGGTTCCTCGCCTGGATTGTGAGTCATCCTGGCAATAGCGCCAGATCCCACGCTGGGGGTAATGCTCCGCGCTTTCGTGCCAGATGTTCATAATAAACGCGCCGGATTCCCCATGCTCAAGGCATTGGTCTACCATCGCCTTTATTGACTGATAATCATACCAGCGTTGCTTTGCCCGATCGGTAACACGCTCTATATGCTTTCGCTCTCTGTTTTCTGCCACCGCCTCAATAACGGCCCACTTGCTACGGTTAAAAGTTCTCATTTCATTTCCTCAGGTCGGCGCGGAACTGCGAAGCGCCTTTAAATTGAACCAGTCATGACGGATGCGTTAACGTCGAACGGAATTCCGCTACACAATAGGCGTTCATCGACTTTCGCCTTGTAAGCGCGGCCTATAACTTCAGCACCATAGCAAGCCATTGAAAGCGCATTGGTGATGTGCCACTCTCCGCTTTTGTGACTCCACACGTAATACATGCCGTATTCCATTTCAAGGAATACTGGAATAATTGATTGGTTGGGGAACCTGGCGTTACGGATATAACCCGTTACCATACGCGGCCCTTTGCGAAGTGACGCGATCGACTTCTGAATAAAATCAGCCTGAGCGCTGGCGTTTCCGGTTGTGTACTCACGCTCAAACATTTTCGTGAATTCGCCATCAATGCCAGGGCCGAAGATCTCGATGTTGGTTTTCAGCCCAAGTGAACTACGCGTGCGGTAGACAACACATCCGGCATCGCGAGCATCATCCAGCGCCTTGCGTAATTTTTCGTGTCTCATAATCAATCCTCAATGGTGAATTTAATCGGTGATTTTCCAATGGTCTTGCGATGCGAGTTAACCAGCTTTTCAAACTTATCCATGCATTCACGCAAATCCGTAAACGTGCTGGCGCTACCCATAACGCGCCATGACTCAACATTTTTCCCGCGAACGTAGTTGATGACGTGCTTCATGATTTTGTACTGGTCGCCATCCTTCCTGGTGTACATGTGCAGGACTGCGATCTTGGTTGTCTTGTAGGTGAATGCTTTGGTGATGTATTCGCAAGTTTGCATCGTGGTTGCTCCGCGATTGGTTAGTCTTTAATCTGATACAGTTTTGAAACAAGTTCGTCTTTACTGCGAGCCTTGATTACCATCCCGCGTTTCGCCAGATGTGCTTTGGCTTGACTAAGTTTCCAACCGTACACATCAATCATTTCGATAACTTCACGCGCTAACTTTTCCATGACTCACCCCTAACTCTGTTTCGTTTCAATGGAGTAACTATACTAGATCCCATCCAGCGAGTTTTAGCAAAACGTGCTATTCCTGCGATTGTCGATTATTCCATCAATTTGGAATAGTGGAATAGTTGGTGATTGTACTCAATCACGATCTGATTAATCTAAATCAATCATGAGCGATTATCGTCGTTTCGTTTTCCGCAACGTGAATGTGATTTGTTGTGTGATGTGCAACGAATTGCATTAATGCATGCACTATGCACATAAATTGCCGTTCGAATCCTGCCGAAAAGGTATGTGTGTTTCGCCCACACTTAGTACGTTTGGGAATGTGTGGGTGGATTAATCTTACCGGAATTCCGCGCAAAAAATGACCAATATAATCCTATAATAGATATATAAGTATATGATATACATACATATTATTATTATTACTCTCTCTATATATATTTGTTTGGTAAGATTTCTCCGGGATGGTTATGTACTATCTCTTGCGATAGCCATAACTTTTAGATGTTCCGCCGCGCGATATATATAAAGGGGTATATGGGGGATGCTTACTAATCTTACCACACACGCTAAAACCCTTTGACGGCAAGGCCTGGAGCTAGTAAGATGACCTTACGAAACACACACAAACGCCGTAAATGTGGGGGAAACACATGCAATATAAAGGTTATGAGTTCGAAGAAGTCGATGTGTCCGAGTGGATGCAGTACGACGCGGAAAAACAAGCCGCTTACCATGAATGGCTACAGTCGATCACGTTTGGCGATGCCGATAAAGCCGAGCGGAGCCAGGTAGCCGCGAAGCATGAAGGCGCATTCACTGGCAATCGTTCATCAGAGATCCGGCGCATGTTCCTGGATGGCGGGCGACGTATCCAGATGACGGCGGAGGAGTTCGCGGGAAAGTTCGGCGTGTATCCGGTTGACAACCATTTCCGTAGACCGTTGCTAAAACTGCTGGAACCAGGGGAGGTCTTGCGCGTAAGCCTGGGGGCCGGGTTAATCGTCGTGTTTACTGAGTTCGACGCGAAGGCGGGCGGGAACCTGGAGGTGGAGGCTCATAAGCAGCAGGGCGTTCACTCTGAGCGGGAAAGATGTTTAGCGATCGTTGATGAAGTGATGCCAAAAGGCTTGCTGTACAACGGTTATACAATGGCACTGAAAGCCAAAATCAAAGGAGAGTAATCATGAAACTATATCCAGACCCAAACGACACAGCAGCACCGATGCGCCTAAGCGATGCACCAATCGACGCACAAGCCGTTATCGCAGCTATTGCCAATGCATCACAGGACGAATTTCCGAGCGCCTTAGAATGCGTCACAGGTGACTTACTTTTGATGGCATTTCTTCCAAATTCTGAATCATACATCCAGCACGTTACCGAAACGGGCCAGGCGGTGACAAAGCCGGAATTCATCGGATCGCCAAACGTTCTGGAAATGATGACCGATGAAGCGGATAACATCGTGAGCCTTGATTACCCGCAATAGCACTTTTTGTTAAAACCCGGTCATAGCGATCGGGTATTATCTTCCCGTCGACAACGAGCGGGGATTAAACAATGTCACACGTCACTAACCAGAAAGCCATTGATGCAACCAACTCAGAGAAGTACGCCATTTTCATCACGAAACTAAACAACCGCTATGCGGTTAGAGCAATCCCTGGCGGTTATGCGTCATACCTTGAGACTAATCGCGGTTGGTGGCGCGTTGATAATGTGGCTAACTTCCTGGTATGGAATGGCGAATTCCAGGGTTATGACGATATCAGTTCTTTAATTGAGGAATAACAATGCCTAAATTCTCACCAACAATCAAAATGCGCAAGTTCGCCGGAATCCAGATCCCGAAAGCATCAACCAAAGCGGTTCAGGGAAGTGCTCACGGCGTTTACTTCCACTGGCGCGGAAAGTGGCGTTTCATCGCCATTGGCGGCTTCTATGTCACTTGCGATCACGTTGATATTGACGGTCATCGCGGGGCAAACGAAATTCACGAATTCAAATAGCACTTTTTGCTAAAACACGATCGGGGTGATGCGATATGATTACCCCATCGAAACAAAGGAGCAGAATATGATCGGCAATCAAAACAACTCACTCAATGCAGCTTTCCATCGCCGCGCGGTTGAGCAACACTTCCACGCGCTGAAAGTGGTATGCAACGAAATGAATGCCATGCTTGACTTGTCGTCATGGGATGCTCAACTCGAAGATTATTACGATGGCTTGCGTGCTGACCGGGATAACATCATCGAACGTCTTCGCCTGGCTGGAATGTTCTTATAAATGGGAAATGAAATGAAAAAATTAAGTGCTTTAATCTTTGCTTTATACGGTGCCGCTATCATTGGATGGATTATGAATATTGTAGCCGCATTCGGTGCTCATGGTAACGAATTGATGATCCGAATTATCGGGATCTTTGTTGCTCCAGCTGGCGCTTTAATGGGCTGGTTTATGTAAGGATAAATGACAATGCAACAATTCAAATCACGCGGCAAGATCTACAACCTGCCAGATAATGCAACCCATGCCGCTCCTGGCGCTTGCTCTGGTCTTTACTTCAAAGATGATCGCGGGCAATGGTTCTTTACTGGTGGCATTAGCGATAGGAAGCCGATTAAATGCGGCCTATTTCGCGGATTCTACGATGAAGATATCATCGCACTAAAACCGAAGCGTAACCCGTTCGCATTCTGGAACAAAATTAAAGGGGCAATTTTCAAATGAATCAATTTGAATTCCTGGCGCGGGCGCATCGTGCGCTTGCAATGTACGCCTTTATGATGGATATGAAAATTATCAGTATTGAAGTTGAATTCCAGAATATTAGTATTTCTGGTTATATCGGCGGCGCGTGCCACGTTACAAAATTCAGCTTTGCATCACTTCAGCACCTGGAGCGCGAGGCTTATGGATTCTGAAGGTTTGCCGGATGGATTTAACCCGGAAATATAGCACGAATAGCTAAAACGAGATCGGGGTAAGCTGTTATAGTTACCCCACACGAACAAACGAGGATATCGAATAATGAATCACGAAATCAAATCCGGCGATCTGGTAATTGCCACCATCACGCAGCGCCAGGTCGTGGCGTTTCAGGTCAACATTCCTGGTGCTAACGATGTGGAAACCGTATACGTGCCAGTGTGGGCTAACACGGTTGCCATTGATGAAGATGGCGCTATCTGGGCGTATGAGTCAATCGCTGAAGATGTGCAGATTCTGTACGACAACGAACTTTCCTGGGTGGATTGCGGTAAGGTAGAGGCGAACATGGAGCAAATCGGGCGCATGGCTAGCGTCGCTGACTGGAAACAAACGAAAGTTGACTTGCGCGGCCTGAAATAGCACTTTTTGTTAAATGCCCGGTCAAGGTATCGGGCATAATTACAACACACCAAACAACGGAGAGTTACCATGAAACAGACCATCAAAAATGCAGTTGTCGCCATCGTCGGAACCAACTTCGAAGGAAAGAAAAGCCGTATTCACCTTTTGCACGTTGGCAATGATGGTGAAATGCGCGGCGCATTCTACTACGGCGAGCGCGGCGAACGTCTTCACAGTGACAAGCATTCGTTTCGCCGTCTAACCATCTTCCGAGAAGATAGGACGCATCAAGAATGGAATACGGAATACCATTGCGAAGGATTGATTGTTGAATCGTTCGTTGCCGATCCGACGAAGCTTACTACCCGCGATTATAAGCGCATGGCGCGTAAGGCGCACAAACTAATGAAGCGCACGCCAAAAAATCACGTGTGGCACATTTTCGCAAATCAGCTTTGAGGTGATGCATGATACGTTTATCAGACTTCGATCGCCACTGCTTAACCGGGCAATTCGGTGAAGCGCCAGTGATGTGTAAGATCGTGAATATGAAAGGCGGATTCACCGATCGGATAGATAACCTTCGCAGTCTTGCGATCCGCAATCGCCTTTACGTTCAGGTTGATGATAGCGTATTGGCGCGGCAAGTTAAGTTTGAATTTGGCGTTGGCTTTTACTACCAGGTAACACGTAATAAAACCGTGATCAGAAGTTCGGATGTTATTAAATTCGGCTACGTTTGGACTAATGGAATCTACTAATGGAAATGGTAAAAGTAATTTGCACGCATGCTGGCTATGTGCCGCTATCGACTTTCTTCACCGTGGGCCAGGAGTATAACGCCAGGTTTGGCCCCGGCCTTGATGATGTGTGGATTTTGCAGGATGACGAATCCACCACGGAAGATGGCGAATTTTGGTTAGCGTGCCGCATGCCTGACGAAAAGATCGCGATGTACTTCAATCGCCCTTACGAAAACAATGTTTTATTTGAGGTAAAAGTATGAAAGTAAGCAAAAAGAAAATGGCGCTGTATTGGGCTTTCTTCCTGGTTGGCCTCGGTCTTCACAACTACGATGGATGGGAGGCGATCGGCATGTTGTGCGCCATCATCGGCGTTAGCCGCCTGTCAGAAATTAGCGGCTTCCGCCGTGGTCATCGCGCAGCGTTTAGCGGCGATAAAGAATAGCACTTTTTGTTAAAACTGCCGTAACGTCATTTGGTAAAGTGGCGTTACTGAAGCGAAACAAACCAATCAGGAGTTACCGCAATGAATGACCAAATCATAGATCTGTTAAGCATGCTGGCAGAGGATAACATAGCCGTCATTGAGCTTGAAGATGGAACCGAACTTCAGATCGAAGTGCCAAACATTCAATTCAAAGTATCTGGAGGAGAGCATTCTGTACGCGCTACCGTTACGGATCTGGATTACGCTACACACTTACTTTGCAATCATGAGGTCGAGGAAATTCGCTAATGAAAACCGTAAAACTGATGGTAGTAAACGCAACACAAGAAAAAGATCGCAAATACGTTGGTGAAACTTTCAGCGCAATTAAGGCCTGGCCTTTCAGTGGCAACGATCATGAAATTACAACAGGAAGCCTAAAGGGATACGTAGTCAACCCGATCGATATTGACGAAGATCTGACAATTCGTGTTGGGTCTGGCCAGGATGATATTTTATTCCACCTGCGCAAAGTATCGAAGGCGTCACCTCGCAAGTTGCTGGTTCGCGCAATGAAGCGCATCGCGAAGGAGCGCGGTTACACTAACTCATACATTCGAAAGTTCGGAACGTTCGCGGGCGTTGGAGATTGGGCGCGAGCCTGGGCGGATTGGTACTTCGACAAGTACGGGGAATTCAATTCTGTTTATGCGGATTGGATGCACGACACGGAACACGATCCCGTTAATGGCGACGAATGGCGAGATTTTATTGAGTCTGAATTAGACGCGCTTTAATAGCACAAATTGCTAAAACATCTTTCCGGGGATGGTGCATGCTATCCCCACACCAAACAAAGAGGAAATATCATGAAAAACTGCAAATTCATCCTGATCCCGTCTGCTGATTCTATACCTGGCACTAACGCAAAATTCACCAAAGGAAAGCGCTATGAGGGTGAGGCGTGCAACCAATATTCATCAACTACGCTTTACCGCATCATTGATGATAACGGGAAGGCATACGTTGTTAATCCGAAAGATTCATACTACATCGGCGGCAATCACTTTAACATTGAAGTTGGATTTAACAACGTTTGTGCGCAAGGCGGTTTTTCCACTGGTGGTTATGTGGATTCTATTTTTAAAGACTCTAATATTGGCGCTGGAGAAATCAAAGTTGATCCGGTATTCGGCGGCATTGTAAAAATCGAGCCGACCATCAAAGTAAAAGATAATGACGATGCGGCTGATGCATTATTGAACGCCATGATTCGCGGCGGGATCGGCTGGGCTATCGACAAAATCAAGTCAGACAACTTTATGCGCGAACCGTTTTCACGTATCGCAGAGCTTGAAAAGCAAGTTGATTCTCTGACTGGTGAGCTTAACGCGGCCCACAATACGATCGCAAAAGTTCGCGAAATCATGCGAAGCGAACCTGGTTACGATATCCAGGATCACGCGCGAGTGTTGCGCATGATGGCTGACGCATTGCTCAAACTTCAGAAATAGCACTTTTTGCTAAACCTTCCGCAAGGCCATTTGTTATAGTGGCCTTATTGAAGCAAACCAATCAGGAGCTAACAAGATGCAAATTCCTTACCCGTCCAAAACTGAAAAATTCCTGGGCCTTGTCGTTGTGGAAATCATTAACCCGAACATTCGCAACGCTGAAGATGAACCAACGTTAGCGGAGTGGGCTGGAATCAAAGAAGGTGATCGCTTCACTTGCGAGGAATACGGAAGCGGGTATCTTTGGGCGCAAGCTGGAAAACATTACGAATCCGAGGAATTCGGAACGGTTAAGCCGTCCGACTGGTTCGAGCTTAACGAAGGTGAATACAAGGTGATAGAAGAATGAACAACAAAATTTGGGTGCTGACTTACACTATCGGAACTAACCAGGGGCGCAAGGAGCGCCGCCTTACCTGCGACACCAAAGAACAAGCGTTAATGCAACAAGCCGTTTTGGGTGGCGAGGTTGTCGAGTACATTCGCAAGCCGGAATCGTTCAAGGTTAATTGGCCTGAAGATATGGATGTTGACGGCGTGTTAGAAGATATGCGCAAGATGCAAAGCGATCCTAAGTTGTGGCGCGATTTGTATTGTGTTCAGATCGAGCCGGAAGTAAAAGCAGATCCATTCTATTTCGTCAGGAAGCAGCATGCGGAATGGTCTGATCGCCAGTTCGGTAACGTTGGCCCAATTGGCCCGCTAAAGCACCTGGCAAAAGAGGCCATCGAAGCCGCAGAAGCGCCTGATGACATTAGCGAGTTTGCTGATATCATCATGCTCGTTTGGGATGCAACGCGCCGCGCCGGGATCTCAGATTGTCAGTTGGCCGAAGCGGTAGCGGAAAAGCTGGAGCGCAATAAGCGCCGCACCTGGGGAAGCGTTACGGATGGCGAACCTTGCCACCACTTGAAAAAATAACGAAATCGTATACCATTTAAAGCGCCTGTAATCGATTATAACGGGCGCAAATTTAACGAAGGTGATTCTATGTCTGAGTATTCGAAAGTTGAAGATATGCCGCTAGGCGCAACCATAGCGGGAATCAGCATGAGCGAGTCGGTCGATACTGTTACTCCGCTTTCATTCCCGGTGACGCAAGTAGAAACGGATAGCGAAAAAGGTTTCATTTTCATCTATAAAAATTTCAACGGCCCGTTACGCGCTGAAGTATTCATTGCTCGCGGAACTTGGGTAGAGTGGGAGAAGGCTTAAATGTTTGGATTGAACGAAGCGCAGTACAACGCAGTTAAGCAAGCCGCACGCCGCATGGCAAAAGAAGCTAAAGACGCTATCAAGAAAGAAAAAAAGACTTACGATCAGGTTGCGGCAAAGATGATCGATAAGCACTGGTCGGAAGTTAATACCCTTGTCACTCGCGGGCAATTCATTTGGATTGCAGGATATTTGGAAGGGCGATTTGGTCGGAAAGATGGAGAGTATGAATAATGGCTATCAAAAAAGGTGATGTTATTACGGCACATGGTTCAAGCGATCAGTTTACAGCCGGGTGCGATTATGAGGTTGTTGGCACCAGTCGAGGCAATCCGCAAGTTTACGATGACAACGGCGAAAAGGTGGTTGTACAAATTCCGGTCGATGAATTGCGCGGAATCTCGTTTAAGGTCAAAAAATAATCGAACGAATCAACCTCCTATTGACGCATTCACGCTGACCGGGTATCTTGAACCACGTAGACACAAGAGGCGGTAAATAACCGCAAGTCGCGCCCCGCTTAGGGGCATTTACAAAGGGGTGATGATGCAGTACAAGATCATGCTCACGGCAAGGAAAATGGGCGGCTTTTGCAAGTCCTGCATTCAAGAGTTTAGCATGACGATTGAAGCGAACGACACCGCCGACGCGGTAGAGAAAGCAAAAAAGCAATCCGGTGTTAATCTGGATACTCACAAAATAAACATTAACTATGTAAGGGAAGTAAAGCAATGGTAACCCTGATTATTGCGTTAATTATGTTGGTCATAGGCTTTTACGCCGGAACATTCCACCTTATTGAACGACTGTCAAAGCGCGTGCATGAAGGTACTTTTGCAGCGATGTTGTACAATAAGAAAACAAAACGTTGGGAACGAATTGGCGATCCGGGCGGTATCGCAAAACGCATAGAATTTTCGCCGCTTCCGTATACTGATTGTGAACCATTTGCATCACTTCAGAAATTGCTGAAACGGCGCAACAAACTGATATAACCACATAACCCGCTTCGGCGGGTTTTTTTGTGCCTGTAATCTGGTATACTCGCAACTCAACATAGAAGGAGGGTTAACAATGTCTGAAGAACGCAAAAGGCGCGTAACGAAATCGCACTTTGAAGGCAACTTCAAAGCACTGTATGAAAAAGAGTTTGGCGTTGTGCTGGGGCGTACTGCCGAAATGACGCCGGAACAATTTTTCGAGATCGCAAAGCGCTACTTTCAGTGGGCCGAAGAAAATGCAATCAGGGCGGCGGAAACGGCAACGTTTCAAGGAGACGTTAACGAGTGGGGAGTAAACAAGCCGCGCATTTTCACGATCACAGGGTTAAGCCTGTATTGCGGCGTGAACCAGTCAACACTTGGACGCTATCGCCACGATCCCAACTACGCGCCAGTTATGGAATTCATCGACTCTGTAATCTATGAGCAGAAATTCCAGCTTGCCGCCGTTGGCATGATTAATGCCTCGTTTGTTGGTAAGGAAATGGGGATTGATAAGCCGCCAGTATTGAACATTGACGCGGTGGCGGGCGATAAAAACGAAATCACCGACGAAGTGTTAGAGAAGGCTGTAAGTAACATTTTGGGTAAGCTGTAAGGGCCGATCATGAACGATGAAATGATTATCTGGGAAGACTTGCCGCCAGCCGATAAGCTGGCAATCAAGGCACTAAGCACGCGAAACTTTTCGCTATTCCTCAAGATCTGGTTTCAGATCATCCAGGGTGAAAAATTAATGTGGAACTGGCATCACTCTTATTTTTGCCACACGGTAGATGAAATCATCGCCGGGAAGCGAAAAAGCACGATCGTAAACGTTGCGCCAGGTTCAACGAAGACGGAAGCGTTTTCCATCCACCTTGCGCCGTATGCGTATCTTAAATGTCGGAAGGTTCGCAACCTTCAGATCTCACAGGGTGACGCGCTTTCTAAAGGCAACTCGGATCGCGTAATCAAGATCTTTTCGTCTAACGAGTGGCAAGAGCTATGGCCTTCTAAGTTCGGGCGTAAACAGATCGATGAATTCCAGGTGCTGGATGATAACGATCGAGTGAGGCTGGAAATGGTTTCCCGTTCATCTGGTGGTCAGATCGTCGGTAAGCGTGGTGGCTACATGACGCCGGGATTCAGTGGCCTAATCGCGCTTGATGATATCGATAAGCCTGATGATATGTTCTCAAAGGTGAAGCGTGAAAAAAACCACGTGCTGCTAAAGAACACCATCCGTTCCCGCCGAGCGAAAAAGAAGAAGGGAGACGAAACGCCGATCCTATCTGTACAGCAGAGATTGCACGCTCAAGACGCAACCTGGTTTATGATGAATGGCGGTATGGCTATCGACTTCGATCGCATTGTTATTCCGGCGATGGTTACGCGGGAATACGGTGAATCGCTTCCTGATTGGTTGCGTCCTGAGTTTGAGCGGGATGTGCTTTCCGGGCCTTCGGTAATTATTGATGGCGTTGAATACTGGTCATTTTGGGAGGAAAACGAATCGATCGAAAACCTCGTTGCGCTACGTGAAGCGGATCTCTATACGTTCCTTTCGCAGTATCAGCAGGAGCCGATCGCATTGGGTGGCAACGTGTTTAAATCGGAGTGGTGGCGCTATTACGGCGACACTGACAAAGCGCATGAGCCGCGCCCGGATAAGTTTGAATATACGTTCATCACGGCGGATACCGCACAAAAGACCAGCGAACTAAACGACTATTCTGTTATGTGCTATTGGGGTAAGTATCGCGATCGCGTTTACTTCATTGATGGTATTCGCGGAAAATGGGAAGCGCCAGATCTCCGCGTGCAAGCCGAAGCATTCATCAAGCAGTGCTGGCGGCGAAACAAGGAATGCGGCAACCTTCGCCGGATTTATATTGAGGATAAGGCAAGCGGTACGGGCCTTATTCAAGACTTAACGAAGGCGGTTAATGGTATGGGTGAAATCGTTCCGGTGCAGCGTGACAAAGACAAGGTAACCCGCGCTATGGATGCGCAGCCAATCATCAAAGGCGGGCGCGTTGTTCTACCAGACAATCATCCGTTTGTTGCAGAACTTGAGGCTGAAATGAGCGCTTTCACATATGACGACTCGCACCCTCATGATGATATTTGTGATAACGTATTTGATGCCGCAAACCTGGAAATGAATCTGAGCGACGATCCGGTAGAGAGAATGAAACGGCTGGCGGGATTGAAAAAGCTGGGCCGCTAATACATAATGTGGGCTTAACGGCCCACACTCAAACAAGGTTAAAATATGAACAATATTAAGATGGATGATTACAATCAGATCTTCAATGGTGGCGCTGGTTATGCGTCAACCGTTGCGACGATTGCGGCGAAGTTCGGAACTATGTCACAGGTTGAGGAGTTCTATCACGAAAACGGCATGGCAAAAAAAATCGTTGACGTAATCCCAGAAGAAATGGTATCGCCAGGTTTCCAGCTAAACGGTATTTCTGATAACACGAAATTCCAATCAGAATGGGACGGTTTAAAGCTGGAGCCGCAAATCACCGATGCGCTTTGTTGGGCGCGTCTGTATGGCGGATCTTATGTCCTAGCGATGGTTAACGATGGTCGCTCTTTGACTTCAGCAGCAAAGCGAGGTAAGCCGCTCGAATCAATCGTTGTTTACGATCATGATTCCGTATCCGTTGCCGAAGAAGAAACAAGTACGCGTAGCGCACGATTCGGAAAGCCTAAAGTATATGAGGTTAAGCCAATTAACGGCGGCAATCCTTTCCGGGTGCATTATACCCGCATGCACTATATCGACGGTGAGCGCGTAACCAACAAAGTGCGCAAACTGAATCGCGGCGCTGGCGGTACGGTGCTGAATAAATCAATGATTGAGGCTATTCTTGATTATGATTATTCAGAGTACCTCGCAACGCAGTTACTGAAGCGCAAACAGCAAGGCGTTTGGAAGGCTAAAGGTTTGGCGCTAATCTGCGATGATAAAGAGGGGGAGTACGCTGCCCGGTTGCGCATGGCGCAGGTTGATGCTAATTCCGGCGTAGGTAACACGATCGGCATTGATGCAGACGATGAAGAATACACCGTTATCAACTCCGACATTTCAGGAATCCCGGAATTCTTATCCGCAAAGATGGATCGTATTGTTGCACTTTCTGGCATTCATGAGATCGTGCTAAAGAACAAAAATACGGGCGGCGTTAGCGCAAGCCAAAACACGGCGTTGCAGACGTTCTATAAGTTGGTAGACCGCAAGCGCAATGACGATTACAAACCGCTGTTAGAATTCCTGCTACAGTTTATCGTAACAGAGGAAGAATTTAGCGTTGAGTTTGAGCCGCTATCACTGCCTACCGATGCAGAGAAGGCCGATATCTTTAAGAAAAATGCCGACGCCGCACGCAGCCTGGTAACGGATCAGGTTATTGACGCCAACGAAGCGCGTGATACTCTATCCGCGATGGTTCCAGAACTTAAGTTAAAGGGCAAAGCGCCGGAACAGAAAAAACTACCGGATCGCACGCCAGGTTCAAGCAAGACAAAAACGCAGAGCACGCAGATCCTAAACAACACGGAGGAAGGCGATGAAAGTTAACGGCAGAATCCCAAACTGGCGTTATCCTGAAGCAAGCGAGCGGGAGTTATCCCGCTCTATGCAGGATGCGACAACCGATCTTGTGGTGGAAATGCGGGATCGGTTAGACCGCCTGAAATTTGACGCCACGGCGGAGGAAATTAGCCAGGCTGAAGACGATATCAGCGAGGCGGCTATTGCATTCTTTGCCGCCGTAATCGCGGCGCTTGCCTCCATCGGTCTGACGGTATACCGATTCAACTCTAAGCAGTGGTTAGCCATTGCTCTTGCGGCTGGCGGGCGCGATGATGAATCAGTTATGCGCTTGAAAGAATTTGGCGCTGGTGGCTATGAGGAGTGGTATCAAGAGGCGTTAAGGAAGTGGGAAGATACCGCCGAATCGTCAATCCAGAAACTAGCAAGTGATATCGTCGCTGACTGGACAACGAAAGTTAGAACCGCCAACAACATTGGGAAGACTCGCGATCAGATCGATGAAATCATCGAAGGGCGTTACGCCATTTATGGTAGCTGGTCACGCAACCGGGCAAGCGGAATCATCGGAACTTTTAACAGTATGTTGATGATGCAGCGCCTAAAAGATGCTAAAGTATCTCATTACTTTTGGTTCGGAATGATGGACGATCGCGAGCGCGAGAGTCACATCAAACTAGAGGGTAAGCGACGTCCTGTTAATGGTGACGGCATTTTCCCAGGCGAGGAGTACGGTTGCCGATGCTGGGCGGTTCCAGATTTTAATAACGTAGAGGAATTATAATGAAAAGAGTTCAAAGGTTCGACACGGTAAAGGTTAAGGCCCGATTTGATGAAAACGGCTTTTTGGTTGATACTCCGATCGTTGCGCGTATCGGTGCGCAAACCTATCAAACTCCACGCGGGCCGCGCGTAGAGTTTCGCCCACGATCAGAAGTTTTTGATGCTGAATCGCTGGCATCATACCAGGGCAAGCCGATCACTTTAGGTCATAAGATGGTTAACGCCAAAAACGCAAAAGGCCTGGTAGTTGGTTCATGTTCCGGCGAAGGTAAAGAGGACGGGATCGGCGTGCTTGTTCCGGTTATGATTTACGATGGCGAATCAATCGAACAGGCAAAAAAGCGCGTAGCGGCTGAATTGTCCGTTGGTTACACTTCGGTAGATATCGATCGCAAAGGTTGGGGCAATAACGCTACTGGTGAATATTACTTCGATGAGGATCTGCCGGAAAACTTCGAAGAACTTAAAAACGATTCCGTGTCTGATTGGGTGCGCTTTGATGCGGTACAAACTAAAATCCGCGTTAACCATGTGGCGCTTGTTTTCCGTGGGCGTGCGGGAATTGCAAAATTAAACCTTGATAGTGAGCAAGAATTTCCCTATGATGACGACTCAAACAACAAAGGAGCAAAAACGATGATTATCAAAATTGACGGCGTAGACGTCGAAGTAGCCGATAATGTAGGCGCTCACATTGCCAAGCTGGATGCGCAGATCGCAACCACCACCAGTCAGGTAACGAGCATTACCGCAGAGCGTGACGCGCTTCAAACTAAAGTTGACGGTATCGAAGATGAAGTGACCGCCCGCGTTGCTAAAATCAAAGCCGACGAAGACGCAAAACAGAAAGTTGTTGCGATCGTTTCCGCCGCTGGCATCAAGTGTGACGGCCTCGACGTCAAAGCGATGAAAATTGCCTACATCAAAGATGCTGACGGACGCGATCTGTCAGATAAAGAAGACTCATACATTGATGCTTCTTTTGACTTTATCGCCAACTCTGATAAGATGGCAAGCAATCGCTCTAAAGTCTTTGCCAAAAAAGAAGATGGCGAGCAGGAAGACAAAGGCGGCGCACCGAAACTTGACGGAACGAATATTATCGATCCTCAAGCGAAATTCCGTAAATAATATCACGCGGCCTTCGGGCCGCTACAAAATCCAAATCAAGGAGATTTAATCATGGCAATTCCTGCAACTTATACCCGCAAACGTGATATCTGTATTCCGGGTCAGATCGCGGATACTTCGCTTTACAACATCGACGGCACTTGCGCGGCGGCTAATGATATTTTAACTGGCGTCCTAGTGGCTTTATCTGGTGGCGTGGTTAATGGTCACAAGGTGGTTGATACCGCAAAAACTGCCGATGCTGTTTTGGTTGGTGTAACCACCCATTCTCATTACTACTCGCCGGAATTCAAATACGATCAGTATTCCGCCGTTAACGTTATGACTCATGGTCGCGTTTGGTGTCGCGCTGACGCTGGCGTTACTGAAGCAGATTGCGCTTTTAAATCGTTGGTAACTTTCGGTGCTGACGGAACCGTAGCGAAAGGCGATGCGGGTGTAATCAAAACCGGGTACACTCACACTGGTGAATGGTTCAAAAATAAAGATGGTGACATTCTGGTTAAAATTCAGCTAACGCAGGATGCAACCGCACCAGCAGCAGCCGCAGGTGGTGGCGAATAAAAACAAGGGGCTTCGGCCCCTTTTTCATAACATAAAAAAACCTTTGACCGTTTAGCAATTCGTGCTATTCTTCATTTCGTTAAGTCAAAACAAACAAACAGGAGTTTCACATGACTATGAAATTAGATGCATTTGAGCAGAATGCAATCAAAGTTGCAATGCAGGGTATGGGTATCGATGCGAACAAACTTGATGCGCATGGTATCTGGACTGTTCAGCAGCTTACGCAGCTTTTAAATCGCCAGTACGAACAAGCATACCCGCAAACTGGTGTTATGGAACTTTTCCCGGTGACGACTGAAATTAGCCCGGTGACGAAAAACTTTGAGTGGCTGGAATTTGACGGCGTAACCTCTGCGAAAATCATCGCCGATTATACCGACGACCTTCCGACCGTTGAAGCGATGGCGTCAGAAAAAACTGGTAAAGTTTTCCGCCTGGGTAACGCGTGGTATATCTCCATCGACGAAATCAAAGCTGGTCAGGCGCTGGGTTCCAGCCTGAGCGATCGCAAGGCATCACTTGCGCGTGAAGGACATGAAACTCTTGTCAACGATCTGGTGTTTAAAGGTTCCGCGCCGCATAACATCGTTAGCGTATTCGATCAGCCGAACATCAACCGAATTACTTCCGCTAGCTGGACTACGCCGGAAATCGCATTTAGCGAAATGCAGGATCTGATCGACACTATCGAAGATGTAACGCTGGGCCGTCACCATGTTACCAATATCGTGATTCCGCCGTCTAAGCGTCGCCTGTTGACTCAGAAAATGCCGGATGTTACCGAAAGTTACCTTTCGTGGTTCAAAGAGAACTATCCGAACGTCACCATCACCGCCATTGCGGAGCTGGAAGATATCGACGGCGCAGGTACTAAAGGCGTGTTGGCCTACGAAAAAGATCCTATGAACATGTCAATCGAGATCCCGGAACGCTTTAACATGCTTCCGATGCAGCCGAAAGACCTTCATTTCAAAGTGCCTTGCACTTCCAAATGTACTGGCCTGATCGTGTATCGCCCGCTTACCATCGCCATTCTTTCTGGCGTGTAATAGAATGGCCCTTCGGGGCCATTTTTTATTGTTGCGAAAAACTTTTCATTGTGTTTAAATCAAACCTCACCAAAACAGGAGACACAAAAAATGGCTAAGAAAGAAACTGCTACCATTGAGCCGGAAACCACCGAAAAGCCGGAAATCACCGAGCCGGAAATGGTAAAGATGGAAAACGTAGGCGCTTGCCTGATTAAGTTCGACGGCAAAAAAGTATTGCCGGGTGAGACTTTCGAGATCGAAGAATCTCAAGTCGATCGCTTCCGTCACGATATCTTCAAAGGCCGCGTAGAATTCTATGATGATATTCGACGCACTCGCGACTACATCGCCAAAGTGAAAGCAAAAGCAAAACCAATCGTGCAGCCTAAGAGCGCCGAATAAAAACCAATAAGGGCGCTACGGCGTCCTTTTTCATATCTGGAGAATAACCATGAATTACACAACTCAAGACGTAATCGAAAAGATGCGCAGCCTCGCGCCGCCACTTAAAGAGGTGCCGGACGAACTATTAACCGCGTGGGTTGTGCTGGCTGAGGAATTCGTATGCGCGTCAAAGTTCGGTGATTCGATCGTTACGGCGCTAGCACTAATGACCATGCACCTAATGTTTTTAGATGGAGCAATGAAGCAGGAAGGCGAGAGCGTAGAGTCATATTCTCAACGTGTATCGTCATTCACGCTGACCGGGGAATTCTCGCAAACCTTCGATCGCGTATCGTCGGCAAGTGATAACGAAATGCTATCAACGCCGTGGGGTAAAATGTATTGGCGCATGCTGAAAATGCGCGGCGGCGGGTTTGGCCTTCTCACTGCTGGCGGCCTGCATCGTTGCGGAATGGGGAGATAGGAACGATGAACTATAAAGCAATCCAGGCCCGCGCGAGTGCGGGCATTAAGTTTTTTAGTGATTCCGATGGGGTGTTCAATAAGTACACTAAAGGCGCTGGCGGAGGAATCGATCCCGATACCGGGGAAGATATCATCCCTGGTGAAGTAATGGCGACAATCAAAGGCGCGGTTAGAGATATCAAAGATCGTGATATCAATGGCGAAACAATCCTTGCTGGTGACAAGCGCGGATTCTTCACGCATGACGTACCAATCATGGAGGGTGACGAAATCGACGTTGACGGAGAGCGATACCGCGTAGTTAATGCCCGCCCGGTAAAACCAACGGGAACCGTTGTTGCTTACCGTCCCGTTTTGCGAAGGGTGGCGACGTATGGCTAATTACACCATTCGTGAATTCACAGGCGCAATCGATGCATGGTGTAACGCAGCAGGTGACGCGCTAGAGGACGTTGTAAAGATGACGTGTGAAGATATCCTAAAGGATCTTGTAATGGGTTCTCCGGTGGATACAGGCCGCTTCCGTGGCAACTGGCAAATCACTTTCAACCGCGCACCGCTTTACGCTATCAACGCATACGACCAAACAGGCGCGAAGACGATCCAGAACGGTAACGCTAACATTGCGCTATTCGCAAAAGGAACCGGGATTACTTCGATCTGGTTTAGCAACATGCTAATCTATGCTAATGCGCTGGAATACGGGCATTCAAAACAAGCGCCGAATGGCGTTATGGGTATTGTTGCAATCCGCTTAGGCGTTTATGTGACAGAAGCAATCAAGCGAGCGAGGGCTAAAAATGCATTATGATATGGCGTTAAAGTGCAAGGTGGCGGCGGCTAAGTATGCCGCCGATATCGGACTACAGATCGCAGGTGATAACGTTGATTTTAAGCCGCCAAATCACGGCGAAACTTATCTCAAATTCTCCTACGTAGAAGCGGATTCCAGATCTGTTAGTCTTTCCAGGGCGTGTCGCGTTTATCTGGCGATGGTGCAGATTGACGTTATTTTCAAGCCTGGTATCGGCACAGACTCCGCAAGGCTAATCGCGCAAAACGTTGCAAAATATTTCCCTGAAGGTAAAATCTTAGGCGACGATAAATTAGATCTTTACGTAAGCGAATGGGCGCAGGTTCACGGAGTGCAGAAAGCGCAAACAGGTTGGTTTTTCCCGGTTCGCTTTACGGTAAGATGTGAGACAATGGAGAAAAGCGGTTATGCACTTACCTAACGGGAGTAAGATTTTCATTGAGGCGAGCAACGAGCCGGAACATGAAGTAAAAGGTCTCGACACACTACCATTTCCACCAAACCCGGAAAACTCATTTGTTGTATTATTGACCAATGTTAATAATATAAATTCGTATCAAGTTGGTGATACTGTTTTATTTTCATCATCTGATGCAAAGATCTTAGAGGGTAATGTATACCGAATTCTTTCCATTGGAACAGGTAGCGGAAGGATTAGATTGTGGCCTGAGGATAAGATTGAAACACTTCCTGTTAGTGCCGTGGTTGTAAATAAAGGGAAGATCAGGAGAATCACGTCATGGGTAGAGCTTCCTTGCGTGCAGTCTATCGACAAGGAAGGTAACGAACAGAACTGGTACACTTATCAGTGCTTAAATAGTGGCAGGG